ATCTTGACTCCGAACGGCAGGTCGTAACTGATCAACTCACTCATTTGCTGACTTGCTCCTTCATTCCGATTTCATCCTGCCAGTCCGGTCCGGAAAGGTAGTCTTCGAGCCAGGTCCGCTGATCCCCACGAGCCTGCGGGGATGCCATCGCGGTAACCCGAAGAATGCACCAATTGGGATGGTCAGCGTAATGCTGCGTTCCCACGCCAATGGCCATGCTCTCGGAGTAAACTCCAGTTTCCCGGGTCACCTTCGATTGAAAGAACACCAGCTTGTTATTGGCGATGTCCCGCTTGATCAGCCAGGTCTGGGGATCCGGGTAATTGACGACCAGCGCCTGCTTGGCCGCTTTCTCGATCGCATACTGTAGGGCATCCGAGAACTGTTCGTGCAGGGTCTCCCTGTTCGATGGGAAGTCCACACGAGATCCGGTGGGATCGTACAGATCGACTCCGCCGCCTTCACGCTCGATCTCGAGTGTGATGCCCCAGTCTTCAGGCAGGCACTGAGCGCATCCCTGAATGATGGCATGCAAGCGGTCTGGGTCGCCGCTCTGGCGGACCAGGCGGCCGTGCTTGGAATGCGGCGCCGGAATGACTGTTGGCCATCCGTCGGCGATACCGGGAGCGAACGCACGTTCTTCAGTCCTATACCAGGTTTGTTCTGACATCATTTCCTCGATCCGCCCAACGGTTTGCCATCACGGCCAAGCGGCGCCGGATAAGGCATTTCCATGTAATAGTTGATCTCGTCAAACAGCACGCCGAGATCGGAACCGTCCACATCAGAGATCAGGGCACTATCCTCGCCGTCGATCGTGATGTGCTTGATGGTCAGAACCCGGCTGCACAGTTCCTCATCCGGGTCATGCCAGAACACCTTGTCGCCAGGCTTCAGCTTTGCCACTTGGTCTGCGGTCATGGCTACTCTTCCTCGTCTTCCTCGACGTCTTCGTCGAGGGTGGTGCCAAAGCTGTCCACCAGATCGGTCAGGTCCACGTTGTTGATGGCCTCGGACCGAAGGTAGGTGATCGCGGCATTCTGCATCTCGACGCCGGCATCGTGCTCGGCATCGCCGGAGTCGCCATTCTTGACCCGGTTGTATACGACGATCGCTTCGAGCAGGTCCTTCGCTAACTCGTTACTCATCTCATTCTCCTAGTGGGGCCGGGCAGGATTCGAACCTGCGACCTACGGGTTTGCTCGGCTTTAGCCAGTTGCTGGTTGACCCAACGTGTGGATTGCCTTCAGTTGGCCCGCTGTTCTAACCGCTGAACTACCGGCCCCATGAACTACTTGATCTCCAAGACTCGCGGAGACCATTTCCCTTTCAGTCTCTGCAACTCGTTGATCACTTGAATCTGTTCGAAGATGTATCCCAGCCTCGCGTCGGTAAACGTCGAGCAAGGACGGTCAGTGTTGTGAACATAGTCGGCCAATTCCTTGATCGACTCCACTGTGTGGGCACGCATGAGTTGAACAGCACGTTCCATCTAGGTTCGCCCCAGAAGCTCAGCAAGGCTGAGTACATGGATCATGCCCACTTGATAGACCCGGCCGCAGCGTTCGCAGCTGCAATGCAGGCTGGCGTGGATCCGATTGGTTCCGTCCACGGCAACGAACTTGGTGCTGAAGTAGCCTTTGCCTTCCTGATGGCCGTAGCCGAACGCCGGACGATGGCCGACTACAGAACAGATCAACTTGTCGATCATGAGTGCGTGTACCCGTCTTTCTCGATACCGATGAACATCCCGTTTACCCAGGTCAGTCCGCAGTAGTCTCCGTATGATTGAACGCGGCCAAAGAATGCATGGCGATCAACAGACCCATCCGGATTGCGATCGAATAACTTGCCGATTGCCTCGACTTGCTCAGGCGTCATCCACTCCGGGATGACGATGTGCGGTTCAGATGCCATTAGTCCTCCAGGATGTAGCGTTCGACTGGGAAAGGTTTGCGCACCGGTCCCTGCCGGATTACAGGAGCCAGCGCCCGGCTCAGCGGCTTGCAGCGGTCCGTGGTGCGGACCTGCGTGTTATGCATATTCAGCAACCACTTTCCGACCGCGCTGGACCACAGTATCAGCCAGTACCAGGCCAGCCCGATGCCCAGGATCCACGCGATCGCGTAGGCGTCATTACGAATCTCATTCATGCGGCCCTCCTCGGCGGCAATGGAAATACCTGATCTTCTTCCACCAGGCCGGATGGGATCTGGCGCTTCACGCACTCCGCGTGATAGGCCACAACCATCTCTTTGAACTCGGGCGTGAACGGCCCTCCGTCTCGATACGTGTCAGCGATGCCGCCGCGACCGTTGAACAGCGCCTGCAACTGCTTCGTGGATCGATTGGACATCGAGCTGAGGACTGCCACGCTATTCTCCTTGAGTCCCGAGGGGCCCACCGCCCTTGACGTGTTCGCTGGCCATTGGAGGCCAGCTAGCCTTGCTTGCGGTGGGCGCGACGGAGACGGTTGCAAGATCATCAGCCCCAAAGGACCTCATAGCTCTTGCGGGCTATCTTGTGTGGGTTGCAACGTAGGTACTGCCCAGCATGAGCCCGATTACCAACAGCAGACCCCAGCGGCCGCGCAGCTCCCGGTTGCCGTTATCGTTGATGAAGAACACCTGTCGGTCATACCAGGCGTCCGGCCCGCGATAGCGGATCGGTGCAATCCAGTTCCAGAGCTTCATGTCTCCTACTTCCCGAAGATGAACCAGGCGATTACGAAACCGACCAGGCATCCACTTCCCCAGATGTTCCAGAACCTACTCATTCTTCCTCCCACTTCCACACGCTAGCCGGTGCTTCCGGCGGATTTGTAGCCTGATCCAGAGCGTCGGCGATCTGCGCCCAGCGCTCGTCTGACGCGGGCGGCGTGTTGGTTGCCCGGATCAGCAGCTCCTGCGCAACCTTGAGCGCAGCGATCAACTTAGGTGTTGCGGCAATCGCATGGCAGTCCGCCCACTTAGTGGGATAGTTCTCATCGGCGCCGATGTCGAAGTTCCGCGTGTGGTTCAGGTGCGGATGCCCTTCGTATGGTTTGGCCGCTACGAAGAACTTGCCGGCGCCGGGAACGCCGTCCGGGATGATCAGGACGTACCAGTCGCCCGGGGTAATGCCTTCGATCTTCTCTTTAGCCGGCATGGACTGCTCCACAGGGGTTCGACTCGGCGGTGAGTGCTGTCTTCTCGGTGAACTCTGTCTGCCCGAGTTTGTAAAGACCCACCGTGTCTGTGCTGTAGCCGACGATCTGGGTCAGCCAGTCGGTCAGGGCGCGCAACACCGGGCCATTGCCATGCTCGAGATACCAGTCGCGCATGGCCTTCAACACAACGGCGGGATTGGTCGGCGGATAGTCCTTGAACAGGACAGTCCAGATCACCTTGATGGTCTCGTCTTCGAGCTTCACTGCTTTTGCTTCTGCTACCTCTGACATCTCATCTCCCAGGGTCAGATCAACTGAACCAGTTGCACCAGAAACGCTGTGGCGCTGATAAACAATGTCGTGAACAACAGCAGGAACAGAAACAGCAGCTCCCGCGTCGGCGCTTTGTCGGCGACCCAGCACAATCCCGCCAGACAGAGGATCGCTATCACGAACGATCCGATGATTCCAAGTGCCTGCTTCATCTCGATCTCCTGATGCGGTACAGGACAGCGGGCAGCCTAACGGCCACCCGAAGTCCCTCCGCAGACGGTTCCCTTCTCTGGGTCCCCGACAACCCGTCATGCGCCCATTTCGCCGATTAGCTGCGTGCCCGCAGGTCCGTACAGGCCCTTGTGCGAGGTCCACGGCTGGTGAGGGTACATTCCCACCTCTGCTTCACTGGCTGCTTGCGCTGCCGAGCTTTACGCCGCTGCGGCTTCCGCTGCATCGGTGGTCGCGGCCGGAGCTGCGGTGTTCTTGGAGCCGCGGGTCGACTTCGCCTTGGTCGTCGTCGTGATCGTGGTGGTCGCGGTCTTCGCGTTCACCAGGGCCGTGACGAAGTTCTTGGTCGTGGTCGCCTGCTCGTTGGTTTGGGCGTTGATTGCCGTCACCAGGAAGGATTCGAAACTGATCTTCTTTGCCATTGTGTTTGTCCCTTTCAAGGAGAACTGCTGCGCGTTTTGTTAGCCGGGTTCGCGCCCACCGGTCAAATTGGGGACGCCATGGCTTCTTGCAAAGTCATAGCGCACCTCCACCACCAGCAGTAAAGGCTACTGGTCCTGTTCCCCGATTGTTACGGATCGGGGACCGTGCAGACATCGGGTAAAACCCTTAGCTGCTTGCATACATCTGAGGTCCTGCTGCTCAAGATCCATACTGGCCCCTGAGCAGCAACTACCAAAGCTATGCGGCCTTCTTTGCTGCGTGAACGCATTCTTGTGCGATCACCTTCAGCAAATTCGATGTTGCCGTCTGACCCAGGACTTCGCCCTGGAGTTCTCGGATCTTCGACCCGAGACTGGTTACCATCTGGTTGTGACACTTCAGACACACGGCTCGCTTCATCCGCTGAGTTGTGCATGCGGTACAAGTAAGCGCTGACATTTGCAGTTTCGATTTCCTGCTTCTGGGAGAATCCATTGGTTGACCCTCGGTGCTTCACAGCATCGTTACGGGGAGGACTTGAAGAATTGGGAGAGAGGAGTCCACGTTCGAGAGACAGTGGCTCTGCAGAACTCCAGGATGCGAACAATACTCCACCTCTGTCTGAGGACGTCGGAGTAGAAATAACCCAACCAGCCAAGGAGCCAGACTTCCAGATCCAATTGCAGCTCTGGTGTAAGTTCTGGTAACTCCGAGATGCCACGCATTCCTTCGAGTGTGGCCAGACTGGTTTCAATCTGGGTTAGTACCTGCTGATAGGGGATCTCCCCGAGTCTCACTTGGCGCAGGTAAGTGCGCAGCGGGTCAGGAAGCGGAAACGTCAGTTTCCCGGTCGCGAGTAGGGTGATTCCCTCGTTCACGATACGGAGAGCATGAGACGTGGCCTTCCAGTCCACGTTGCTCTCTGACGCCTGCTTAGCGCGGCTGCCAAACTTGGCGAGCAGAGCCTCTGCAGTTTGCAGGTTGTAGCGGAAGCTCGACGTATAGGGCAGGATCTTGTCGAGCAGTTTGATGCAGGGGCGCATGGCGCCCTTACCGGAGGCATCGTACTCCGTAACGTGGAAGTATTCCGGAAACTCCTTCTCAATCAACCGCGCCTTCTCTTCAAGGAACGGCTGGACCATGAACAAACGCTCATCGGCCCGGAAGCCTTTGAGCAGTTCGATGGTGGCGAGCACAGCATTCAGCCGCTCGCCCTTCAAGGAGTACAAACCAGCCTGATCCGCACAGTACCGGGCAATCGCCCGGATCTGTGAGGTCAGAAAGCGCTCGCGCAGTTCATGACAGAACTGGCGGAACCGTGGATCGTAGATCGTCTGCTCGGCCCCATTGAAGTCGACAGCGAACACCAACTCCAGGGCATAGCTCTGACCGCCCATGAAGTCCCGCGCCAGGATGTGGAGCGGGATGTTCTCGACATCAATGTGCTCGGCCGAGTTCTTTCCGGTGCCGGTCTTGGTGGACCGGTACTTGTTCTTGGGCGCACGGCCCAGCAGGAGATCCGAGAACTTCGGCAGGATCACGTGCTTGATGTCACGGTCAGAGGTAGGAATGGTCGTGCCGTACAGGCTCGACCCGTACAGGCAACTAAAGAGGGTTCGCAACGACAACCTCCTGGGAAAGATGGGAGTCAATCCCCTTCTGGATATTGGCGACGGGCTGCATCCCGGTCAGAGTAGCCAGCTTGTTCTCGCCGTCGAACAGGATCAGGGTAGGAACCCCGCGGACGTTGTAGGAAGCTGCCCGGTGATTGGTCAGGTCGACGTCGTAATAAAGCACGTTGACCACGCCGGCGTTCTGCTTGGCGATGACCTCGACATTCACTCGGATCTGCTCGCACGGGCCACACCACGCCGCTCCGAAAAGCACCAGGGTAAGGCCATCCGCTTTGCCTACGGCGTCCGACCAGGTGGTGTCGGTCACGCTTCCAATCAGGCTCTTCGCCATGGTTCTCCTTAGTACCCGAGCACCGTCAGTTCCTTCAGGAACCGGTTGATGCAAGTCTGTTTCAGATCGCGTTCCACGCTCTGGTTGGTGGTGCAATAGACGGCCGCCAGCAGATCGACGAACGCCTTCCGTAGCGACTTGGTCCTGGGATCCGGCTCATTGCTGAGCAGGCCGGAGACAATGCCACCTTGTTCCGGCGTCAGTTCGTCGCCGAAAAGACGACGGACTTCGCGGCACACTGGAATCAGACCTGGATCGCTGCTCCCGAAATGCTGGATGCGTAACTGCTCTGCCAGGGCCAGCAGACGGATAGATTTCACCCGCCGCCTATAACTCGTCTTCGCCACGCTTCTCATTTACCCTCCGACACGGTGTTGCACGATGATCTCGTTGTTGCCGAATGCTGTATGCCAGCCGCGTTTATCGCCAGAACAACAGGGTAAACAGAACGTCCGTTCGCCATCTTCGTTCGGCTCAGCCTCCACCAGAGAGGGATACTTGCGCCGAACGGCTGCGAGCTTTTCCTCATCCGTCATAGACGGACTTCCGATCGGGATGAACTGACCGAACAAAGTTGCCATCGTCCAGTGCATGTTGTCCTGAAACCCGAAACCGAAGCTGTAACTACTCTTCCGCCTACGAATCTCGAAGTGCCCATTGTGGGCCAGATTGGCCACACCCTCTGGGTCTGCACCGGTACCAGGCTTGTAAGCGCGGTACATGGACCCGGCGACGAACGTCGGATCCATCTTGCGAACAAACTGGGAGAAGGACGAGCTGTAACTATCGCCTAGAGACTGCACCGCCATTGCCCCACTTGGCTTGAAGTAAGCCCGTACTTCTCCCGATTTGCGTCGCACGTTTAGACCTTTCCTGAAGCGAGCTTCTTCTGCCTACCAGCAGACAAACCCTTCTTGCCGGCCAGCTTGAGTGCTTCCATTGCTGCGTCGAACTGCGCCTTGACGTCACCGGAGATCCTGACTTCGTCCTTCTCGAACGTCTTCAGCATTTCCATGGCAGCTTCGCTGTCGCCGAACTGTACCTGCTCCGCCACACGGCGGTTCAGAGCCGAGAAGCCAGCCGAGCGCTCCACATATTCCTTGACCACCTTGATGACCGCGTCCGACAGGCCAGGAAGGCCGTCGTAGAGGAACTTGTCGATCTTGGTGTCCAGGCTGCGACCTTCGTCTCCGATGTCGTCCAGCTTGCTCAGCAGGGCAAGCTTCTGCTTCTCGCGGAGTTTGACGTTCTCGCGGAACGTCGCCAGGGTCATCGTCTGATCCAGGTCGTCCATGTCCAGCGGGCCGGTCAGGCCTTCGGACTCCTCGAAGAGTTCCTTGCCGCGCTTGAGCAGCTTGGAACGCTTCTCGATCATCAGAGCCACTTCCGGGCTGATGATGCGAACCGCCTCATTCAGACCAGGCAACTGGTTGATGATGTCGGACGCACGCAGGGCAGCGATCGCCTCCAGCTCCGTGGTCGGCCGGCCGCCCACGAACTTGCGGTAGTTCTGATAGCTCGGGGTCCCGTACGCGCCTTGGGGCTCGAACAGATCCTCTGGTGTGGAGCACCACGAATCCTTGAGCGGCTTGATGTGCTTGTCGGAGATGAAATGCCTGTCCTTGGCCTTGTTCACGATCTGCCTGGCGGTCGCGAGGAGAATGAAACGCGCGACACGGATGCGGTCGTTGAAGGTCTTGACGAACGTGGCCTTCTTGTCCTCGCTCCAGGTCGACAGCTGGTCATTGCTCAGCTGCGCGGTGAGCGCGGTTATATCGTTGGCTTGAGTATCCTGTGACATGTATTCCTTTCGGTTATGCTGCGATGAGGTGAGTGGGCTTGTCCTCGCCCTGGCCATCGATGTAGAAGACGTCCCGGCCGTGAGGCCGAACGATCTTCCAGAGAGCCTCATGGGCCTCCCAGATCCGGTTGTCCATCATCATCATGGCGATCGGGCCCAGGACCATGTCCCGTTCGATCACCAGGCGATAGAACTCCCGGTCATCCTTGACCTCGGCGCGCAATGGTGTAATCCAGGCCAGAACATCCAGCGCCTTACAGATCTGGAAGTGAAAAGCCTGATAGAGTCTCCTCTGCCATTCCTCGATCCAGGTCTTGAAGTGAGGCGGCAACTGCGACTGCAGGTGCGTCGGCCTCAACCATGGCTTGAGCGGATCGCCCATCTGTTCCCAGATCATCTGGGGCGTCACATTGGTGACCAGGCGATGCAGCCGGAGATACTCCTCGAGCTTGATCTTCACCTTGAGCGGGGGTTGTCCGCCGCGGCGGACTGAGACCACATAACCCTCACGGGTCAGGTCCTTATCCTGCCTGCAGGCCATCAGAGTCTTACCCGAGAAGGCAGGCACTACGCGGCACCATGGTTTCCCCTTGGCGCCTGCGTTCAGCTCCTTCCAGAGGCCTTCCAGTTGCCAGTGGCGCAACTCGTCACCGGTGTCGTTCATGACGGTCGTCAAAAGCACCAGGGCCTCGTAGTCGTAAGGAATCACGATGCGGAGATGCTTGGCGACGATCTCAACGATCAAGGTCAATCCCTTGGGGATGCACTCGACCATGCCATACTTGACGAACTTCTGGAACTTGGCAGTCGCCCAGATCGCGCCGTCCGAGGTGAACGACCCGCGGGTGGCCACACCCCAGTGCTCCTTGTAGTTCCAGACGATGCCCATCTGGCCATCGATTTTGTCGGTGAACTCCAGCTCGTTGCCGTAGGCCCGGGCAATGCCCAGGACGAACTCCTCTGAGAATTCCAATAGTCCTTGGCCAACGATGTCGACCGTCTGGCCCAGGTTGAAGAACTTCGGTTGCGGACGCGCGATGACCTCATCGGTATCATCGATGATCAGACCGCGGCAGAAGCAGATCTCCGTGCTCCAACGCTCATCGATCGTAGCCTTATGGGTATAGTTGAAGATCCGTAACGGCAGAGTCGGGTGGTGTTGAATACCGATGTAACCATTGGCGATCTCCTGCTTGAGTGCGTCCGTCCAAATCATCTTCATATTCGTGTCTGCCCCTTTGCGTGGCGAATGACCTTGTTCCCGTACGGGCTCATCTTCTGTTCCTGAGCTGTCAGGTCGTACTTGTGATCCTTCCAGGCCTCGCATGCATGAACAGTTTCAGCATGAACATGGCCATCCGGGATGTCGCCAAACCAACGCCTCACGTGGCACCCACAGGCCAGTCGGGCCTCAATGCACATCGTCACGACTCGGCGAGTGGCCTTGATCTTGAGCTTGGGACGACGCGGACACTTGTTCAAATGCTTGAACAGAGGTGTCCTGTCTAAGACCGCACCGCAGTGCGGGCAGTGCTCTCGGCAGCCCTTCATCAGGCGGCCGCGGGTGTGGTGTTGATGGTGTCCAGCATGCCGCCGAACCGCTCCATCAGCGTCTGGGGACGCGTGCCGCGGGATGCAGCTGCTACCAGTCGGAGTTCGATTGCACCCTGGTCAAAGGTCACGATCTCGTCAGCAGACGAGGGTTGGGGTGCCATGTTGTGTTCGAGATACTCTTCACGAGCCTCCGCAGAGGCGAATCCAGCGAAACTACGGTTGTCCATGTTGCTCCTTCGGTCGTCGGTGCCAGAGCCTCAATATCCATGCAGGAATGAAGGCTCCTTTCTTGTGTGCAGATACGCGAAGCGGTATGTGCAGGTCATCGGCGATCGCTCGGATCGCCGCGTAAGCGGGATGCTCCCGGAATTCCTTGATCGCCGATTCTTCGCTATCGGCGATGCCCTCGATGAGGATCATGCGGATCTCCATTAGGAGACCGCCATTGGCGAGTTCCGAAGCTGTGTCGTTACAAACGCCACGGCTTCCTCACGCGTTTTGATCTTCTCTTCGAGCTGTTCGTCCTCGAGATTGTGCAGAACGAAGCCGAACGCAGGACTGGGCTTATAACCCAGGGCAATCAAGTCATCGCCGTTGAGCAGTACCTTGGGATAAGTCCCAGGCAAACCCGCCGCGCTCATGAACTGATCCACACGATGAAATGCCCGTTGGCCCCCGGTGTAAGCCGGCCGCGCGAAGTAATCGTGCAGCGCCACCTGACGAATCAGGTCATAGTCCGCATCGCGGCGATAGCGCCGCTGTGCTGCCAGGTTCCAGTCCGGGATGCAGCTCCAAACCTGTGCCTTGGTGATGATGTTAGTGATCTGGGCAGCATCCGCCGTCGAGAACTTCAGACCCAGCAGCGCGTTCTTCCGTGCCGTGGTGCCGAGATCCAGGAACAGCAGAGACAATGCGATCAGGACGTGATCCTTGACGGCCTGACCGTAGGCGCTGGACCAGGAGATTGCAGGCATCTGGTTGAGGCGACGCAGAACCCTTCCGAAGTCGGTATCTAGCTCCGGCAGCAGGTAGTCCAGCAGGTTCGAGAGCAGAAGCAGTTCCAGGGCGCGTACGGCCCGGGGCTGGCTCAGCATCGCGATCAGCTCCTCGCGCTTCCGTTCTCCGCTGATCTCAGCGAGTAAGGGAGCATTGACGCGCATCGCGCCCCAGGTGGGCTCGTCAATCTGGAAGTCCAGCCGGGCGGCAAATCGGATTGCCCGGAGTAAACGCAGGGCGTCTTCTTCAAAGCGCCGGTTGGGATCCCCGATGCAGCGGATCTTCTTGTGCGCGATGTCCATGACTCCGCCGGTGAGATCCACCAGCTCACCGGTCTCGATGTCCAGGGCCAGGGCATTGATGGTGAAGTCCCGCCGCTGAACGTCCTCGGCCAGGGTCTTGCTGTAGACCACAGCGTCAGGGTGACGGTGGTCAGAATAGGCGTCCTCGGCGCGGAAGGTGGCGACCTCGAAACTCTCCTCATTGATCGTGACGAGAACGACGCCAAACTTAGCGCCTACGGGCTTGGAGCAATCTGGGAAGATTGCCATGACCTCGTCAGGCACTGCGTTGGTGACGATGTCATAGTCTTTGGGGAGATTGGCCAGGATACGATCTCGAACGCAACCGCCGATCAGGTAGGCTTCTTTGCCGGCCTTGCGTAGGTGGTAGATCAGCTTCTCGACCGCGACCATACGGACGGTCGGTTGCATTCTGAGGATCATGATTGTTTCACTTTCGGACGAGACATCATCGTTCGCCGGCAGGGACCGATGAACCAGGACCGGTCGAGTTTGTAGATCAACATGCCGTTTTCACGACAGCATAACTTACGCTCCACAATGGCTCCGTACCCGAGGCTTCGCGCGAGCCGCTTGGCTCGCTGAATCGTTCGGACTGTACGGAGAGGCGCGTTAGCGCCAGGTGAGAAGACGTCATAACGAAGGGAGCGTTTTGATTCTCTGGACAATTCAACTTCCCTAACTGGCGCCGGGGATTAGCCGACGCCTTGGATTTGACCTACTCGAGGTCGGTATCGGAGCAGCGGACGGGAATGACCCGTACGCCATGTTCACGCCACATCTGAACCACACAGAGCCTGTCGTCAATCGCAAATGCGATCTCCGCTTTGCAGGCCAGCATCTGTTCGAGGATCGTGGCTTTCACATCGACATCGGTGATGTGGGCCGGTTCTTTGCGCATGAACAAGTGGTCGAACGGCACCATGTGTTTGTCCAGCGACTCCAGGGTCTCGCGACCACAGCAGTTCATGTCGCGGCCGCTGACCAGGATGATCATGAAGCCCAGGGCACTGAGAGAGTGCAGCCAGTTCAGGATGATCTCGACCGGTTCGTCGTTGATGCACTCCTGCAGGAACTTGTAGTGATCCTTCTTGGCTTTGCCTGTGCCCTGGCAGATCCCGCATGGCATAGCGCCCGGGTCGTCCAATGCCTTCCCGGTGCCATAACATGGAGTGCAGATCCCGCTCACCAGGTGCTTCCGGTGATCCAGGTTGAACAGCGTGCCGTCGAGGTCACAGACCACAGCCGGATGGCCGCTCAGATCCAGGCGCCCGCTCAGAAGGTACTGCCGCTCGATCACCGGGCGGCCGACCTGTCTGCCTTCGAAGCGCATGGCGTCGCGGGCAATGCAATCCGCGATCGGGGTGTCGATGAACTTCACCTCGGCCTTGCGGAAGCACAGCTCTTCGGCGTAATCGAGCCACATCTGCCGGTGACCCGGGGTCAGGTTGGTGTCGTCGATGATGACATCCCTACCCTGTTCCCGCGCCGCACGGACAATGGCCTTCTCAGCCTCGATGATGAACTTCTCCTTCGAGGCAGCCCAACGAGGGATGGTCATCCGACGGATGTCGTCCCGGTTGATCCGGACCGCATGCCCGTTGTCCTGGATGTGCTTGAACGCAACCGTGGACTTGCCGCTCCCGGAAGGGCCGGACAGGATGGTCATTCGGCCAATTGGAGTCGTGCCGACCTTCAGGAAGATCGCCTTCTCTGCCTCATGTGTCAGCTCACCGCCAACCAGTCTAAGACCAGTCGCACCATCGGGTAACACGTGACGGATGCCTTCCGGCGTCATCACGTATTCGTACGCCCCGTAGGGCTCGCCGATGGCTTTTACGTCGAGGAACGTGCCGCCAAAGTAGTCCGGGATCTCGATCCGGCCGGTCTTGAATGTTGCTGGTCTCATTACTCGTACCTCGTTGCTGTTCATCGGGCCATCTGCATGTTCTTGGCGAAGTCGCCGCTGTGCGGGATGTCGTCAAAGATGATGGGAAACGTCGCCTTGAACTGATCCAGCAGACTGTTGCGCAGGATCTCGCCGCTCTCTGAGATCGCGTCGTTGTTGGTGACATCCAGCATCTTCGGATGGCACTGAGTCGTTGTCCTGGTCAGCAGGAAGTGACGCCAGGCCTGGAAGTTGCCGATGCAGGTGAGCAGACTGGCCGTCGCCCGCGGCAGAAGATCTGCCGCGATCTGAGGCTTGGCATCGGCCTTCAGCATGTCGAAGTAATAGGTCTCGGCATACGTCATGCCCATCGTCCAGATCTGATCCTGCAGCGTGGTCAGGTTGCGCGGCTTGATGAAGCCGACGCTGCTGCCGAACTTGTCCTTGACGTAATTGCAATAACGCTGCGACTCGTGCTGGAAGTCCAGCGTCTTGCCATGACGGGTGATCTCCTGGGCGACGCCGCGGTCGACCATAAAGTCGACCACCACTGCCGAGAAGCGCAGCATGGACGTGTGCCGGCTGGCCAGCGCGTGCTGACCAACGAACTGCTTGTAGGAGTCCAGCGTGCTCGCGCCTTCGGAGCGATAGCACTTGCGGCCCGTCTCTTCGATGAAACGAACAGCTTGAACGCCTGCGTCTGCTTCGGCGGGGAACGATTCTTCGCCCATGAAGCGAATGATCTTCGCGTAGGGAGTGACAATATGCATGTGTTTACCTTAGAAACTTAGGAGGGATTTGGGACTAGGGTGAACTACTTAGGCAGCTGCCAGGATGGCCTTCTGCTTGTCGCTGTAGAAAGCGATCAGCTTCTGCATGACATCCTGTGCAGACTGGACCGTCAGGGTGCCTTTGCTGTGGACTCCGATTGGAGTGCCGATGCCACGGCAGATCCGAATTCCCTGCCCTGTTCCGCCGCCGCCGTCGCGGCCGGGCAGAGCCAGGCACGCTGTCGCGCCGTCCACGATCCCATAGTTGCGGGCATGCAAGGCAAAGGGGCCGCGCGACAAAGCCGCAGGATTGGGATGGTACTTGGTGACCGACTCAGTCCAGAGCGGATGGTGCTTCGGGTCATAGACCGTGCAGGCCGCCAGCGACGGAATCTTGTTCCGGTTGTAGCTGCCCCAGGGAAGAAATACGTCCAGCAGTCCGGGCTTGGCGCCCATCATGGCCAGGTAATCGATGCCGTCGGCACCGCCGGTACGGATCCTGACGCCTAACTGCGTGCTCAACGTCCAGGCAACCTCCTGGGCCAGGTCGATCTGAAACAAGTCCGGTTCGCGCGTGCCAATGATTGCCAGGCTCAGGTCCATCAGTCTTCGTCCTCGTCTTCTTCGTCCAATGGAGAATCAGGCAGGTCCAGGAAGGTGGTATCCGCCCCGAGAGCCTCACAGATCTTCGTGGCTTCTGCTGTCGTACAACCATCTTCGAAACGTACGACCTCGTCGTTCTCGCCCATGACTTCGAACTGTTCCACCAGGCATGGGCCGCCGTCGGTTGTCCCGACCGCGCGTGCCAGGACGTCGCCCCAGGCGAAGTATTTCCCCTTCTCAACTTGCACGGTTACTCCTTTGCTATCCCGATCGCCCCAACCTCAGCGATTCCATGGTGAAACACCAGGCGTGGTTGCTCTTGCACACGTTTACAGCCCCAGCCGTTGTTGCACTTGTGATCGCAGCCGCTGCACTTCCGAAGCCAATACAACAGCCAGACCATGAACGCCAGGTACAACCCGGCGCCCACAGTCAGCAGAGATTTGGCCAGTAACACGAAGGTGTCCATGGCTACAGAACATCGGCGCGTGCCGGATTGTCCTCGTCGTCGTCATCGTCATCGTCTTCCGGCTCGGCTGCTTCATCCTCGATGATGGTGAACTCGCGGCAGCCAATCCCGGTGACCTTACGAAAGGCATCGTCGAGACTGTCCATCGTGGCCTGGGTGTTGCTGTCGTCTGCGATGACGTTGCCGTTCAGCAGCATCTGGCAGTCGTTGAAAGCATGCTCGACCGCGTCGAGCAGGATGTCCAGTTTCTTCAACCGGGGCACACCAGCCAGCAGCGTCTCGGCATCAAAGCCGACGATCGTTGCACCTTGCGAGTCTTCAACCCACTGGATGATCTCCTCAGCCAGCTTGTCCGAGATGGTCCGGGGCTCCGGGGTAGTGATTTCCAACTTCGACATTCCGTTTCTCCTCAGGGCTTTTCAACCCAGCTCTTCAAACCCCACGGCGCCCACTCTGGGTCGAACTCGCAGTTATTTGGCGCGCCCTCAAACATGGGCGCAATCTGCTCATTCTTATACCCGGCAAGTCCACAACCAATGCGCGTGATGGCGTAGGTGTCATACGGGCTTTGCCGCGCCTCGTCCAGCATTACCCGAATGGAAGCCGCGATCACCGGCAGTGGCAGGATAGGATATTTCTCCCGCAATGCCTCGTTGCGTGCACCCTTGGTGGGAATCGCATACGACTGGCCCTGAAAGCCAGATGGGTTGTGCTGCCGGGCACCATAGTGCTCCTTGGCGTAAAGCGCTGCGCCCTTACCATGGTGGCCACTCAGGTTCGAGCCGAAGACAATGATCTTCATGAAGCAATCTCCTCAGTTACGGTGACGGTCGTAACCCTCACCAAGCGCTTGGGCAAAGAGTCCTCGCGCTTCCAGCGTTTCAGCCACAAGTGACCTTCCTTCAAGGTCTCCGGCCGATCGCGCAGCAGTTCCATTGGACCGTTCGACGTGATCACCTGGATCTCAAGGTGCTCCTTCAGTTCAATCTTCGGATTCACTGATCCTCCTTGGGGCGATCTTCAGCTTGGCACGCTGTCTTACCACCGACTGCTCATGCGCAGCCTGTGCTGCTGCCGCTGTACGTGCCGCTCTACAGTCCGGACAGGGTTGCCACTTGTCGTGCTTCCGACAACGCTCTTCTTCATCGCGTGAGTAAAGTCCATACATTCAGCGCACTCTCGCATATTGCCCGCAACCAGGACAGTAGACGCCGGTCCAATCAGTCAACGCGGTCTTGAAATGGACCTGGGCGCCGCAGCACGGTGTTGCTGTCTCATAGGGAACGGATTTAGGCACAAGTGCAGCTTCAACAACCAGGTTCAATAGGGTCACGATGTTCTCTTTCTGCACAGTAAAGCCGCGACCATGGCCGCGGCGATAAGGGGAACCACTTAGACTGGGCTAGCGCAGACCGATGAGGAACGGCATTCGAGCCTCAGCATCAGCCTTAGTGCGCGACGTAGTCGCCTCCATGGCGCGGCCATTGTCATCCAGCAACATGTACCGATAGCTCGGCATGTACTCGCTGGTGAGAGCTGAAAGGTTGAGGGCCGCTCGCTGGGTCGACCCTTTCGGATGGTTCAGCGCTTCAAACGTGCGCCTCACTGCCATCATGATGTAGCCACCATTTCCTCTTCTGCCGGAGCACTAGCCCCGCTTCGTGATCGCTTTCCCGATGATCAGCACGGCAATGATGGCTACCGGGATGCTGATGACCGACGCAGCGCACATTAGGGCAGGAATGATGATCCAACCCAGGCACACAAGGACGATGAATCCCAGGAAAACCCTGCCCATGCTTCACCTCTCTGTGAGTACCTGGCGATGCGCAGTGCGTGCGCACTTCACCACCAGGCCTCCGAATTTGACTACGACATACTTCGACGCCAGCGAACCAGGCACGCCCATCTGGAAGATGCGCGGACTGGGATCCGAGAGCCAGTGATACTCGATCAGGTCTTCGGTCACGATGTAAGCCGGCAGGATTGCCGAACCAGAGCCAGGCGTTCCGGTATAAGACAGCGTCCAATCCGGAATCAAAGGCAGCTTACCCGCCTGCGTTGTCAGAACCTTGACGCTAAAACCTGACTCCAGCTGCACGGGCTCGAGGACGACATTCAACTCCGTCTTCAGCTCCCGGTCGATCAGATCGAGCAGGACCGGGTTGCCGTAGATAGCCGTCGGCCGCGTGCCCATTGATGCCCCGTTTGCCATCATCTCCGCCACAGCATGCTTGATGCCGTCGACGATGCCCTGGGTCGTTCCGATGGTGGTCGTATTGCCGCCAGCTGCAATCTGCGCGGCCGCCCCGTAATACTCGGCAGTGGTAGGCGCGGTGAGACTGGTGTCGCTGCCGTTCCAGAGAGCAACGTCATGCGTGCGCATGACTCCGTCGACCGTATCAGCCAGGTCCTTGGCCTGCAGATACGCGAATTGGGATTGCTGCTTGCCCAGCTCCATATCGAACAGGTTGTAGTTGATCTCGGCCACTATTGCCTTCAAAGGCACCGACCGCTCCCGGCGAGCCGGGTTGTACCGCACGCGGCCAATACCCGGCATCCCTTCTTTATTGGCCGGGATGTCTTCATACGGGGTGTCCTCGAAGAAACGCGAGGGATGCCCCGTAGCCGGCACACACTTGATCCTCTGACCGAACATGCCGCGGCGGCGGACGATGTCGGTGATCTCCGACTGATACAGTGGGACTTCGATGGCGCCAGGCCCGATGTACTCGGCCGCTGCGTGGATCTCGATGAACTTTCCTTGCATGACTGCTCCCTGTTACGTGTGGAATCCTGTTGTGCGGCTGTTCTCTACTTTGACCAGGCGCGTCTCCTCGATCCACACGCTGCCGATGATGACACCGTCGGTGGAAAGGGTCTGCGGATGGATACGGATCTGGGTAGCTTCGTGCAGCGCGGTCATGCGTGCGAGCGCGACGCCCTGAAAGCTGGTGACTGTGTCCTTTACGACGTCGCCGAATTCGATTGTCATGCGTCTACTTCCCTACGTTCTGTGACGAAAAGACTGCTTCAGATCGAAGCCGGCTTTCACTATACGTTCCTTCTCACTGAGCACAGCAGGAGGGTTGATGTCCGGAGTGTTGTGCATCAGGATGCCCATGAAGTAGGACAAGTCCTGGTACATGGCCTCGGGGCGCACAATCGAAGCCATGCCCAGATCCTTGAGGATCGGGCACTGACCAGCGATGCGAACCGTTGCATGGTCTCCCTTGAGGTTCCAGCTGATGCTTTCGATCAGGAAGACAGGCGCTTTGGCCAGCCGAGAAAGCTCAATCAGGAACGGATGCTCCGTGCGGCACTCGATGCCGAATGATGTGGCCCTACTGGACCATGGATTCAACTTGAACAGCTCATCAGTCTCATCCGCGAGAACGAAACCCTCAGTTGCCGATTGGCAACTATCAGCCGGCCGGGAAACCAGGTAGAGCTTGCCAGCAGCCACCAGGTAGGCCACCTGAATGTCAGCCTGACGCTGAGCATACCGGTGGTTGAATGACGTAGGCGAGATCAGCGGACACTTGCTGACTTCGACCGTCAGATGGCTCTCGATGAAACCACCATCCAGAGTGCCCAAGGGAGCGAGACGAGTCCTCGCATACACCACCCTCGGATCGCCGCCGCCGTACATGCCGGCGACGTAGTCGTAGTAGTCCTTGAACTTCGATTTGATGATCATGGGCGGAACTCGATGCCTTCCGACTCAGCCCAGGCTTTGGCCTCCGGATGCGCTGCCTCTGACGTCGCGAAGCTCCCGAAGCCCGAGTTCCAAGGTGTATGGCAACCACACTCCTCGTCCCAGGTCAGCAACACGGCAAAGTAGCCGCGCATGCCGTGGGTGATGGACACGTAGGCACGCTTGTCCTCGGCTTCGACCTCGACTGCAGGTCGAACCGAAGCGCGTTCCCGCGCGATCTGAGCGGCATACTGCTCGCCGGTTTCCGGTAGCAACTGACCATTGCCGTTGCAGAAGTTCCCGTCCACGTCTCTCATCGATCTCTCCAATCCGATATCCACATGCGAACCCGAAGCCACGCCCATTCGAACCAGCCAGGCTCGTAAGGTACTTCCCAGCCATCCTGCGCCAGTAGCTGCGGGCGCCAGGACTCTTCCACATCTTCGAACCAGGGATCGCCGGTTGGATCATCGCTGATCACGTGACGCAGCATTGTTCCGTTGGCCTCGTTGTACATAATCAGGCCGCGAGCGTCGTGGGTAATGACCGTGCCGCCCTTAGCGGCAGCCACGGCCTGAGCAGCGTTCATCAGCGTCTCCAGCCCTGTGCGGCTATCAGGGCATACTTCGTTCGCATCATCTCTTCTTGATCGCCGCCAGCCAGGCTTTCGGCGTACATGTACAGGCCCGCTTCGGTGTTGCCCTTGCCCTCATGGAATCCCATGAAGACGCCGGCGCGTGGTGCACCGCGCGCAGTCAGCTCCTGCACCTGGATCTTGACCGTGGATCCCTGGACCAGCTCTCGATGGTTCCAGATCCACTCCCGTTGCTGATCCGGTATGGCGAATGAGCCAACCTCACCGATCGCACCGTTCGCGGGGTTCTGGACTACCAGCTTGCCGACAGAATCGGCATACTTCCCGGAGCCGGGCAGAACTTCCACCAGCACCAGGTCAGCAAAGTCCACCTGCTTGACCTTGAACCAGGTCTCGCCGGTGGGATCGCCGGCATCCTTGATCACGACGCCTTCGCCGAATGGCAGAGGCAGACGCACGATTGAGTTGTAGAACGCGACTGGGTCATCACCTGCATCCATCTTCTGGACCATGTCCCAGTTCCGGTTGTAAAACCGGATCTCACGAACTACTTTCTCAGCCAGGGCCCGGCGTTGGGCATAGGGTAAACCGCTTACGTCACGTCCTTTGTATTTGACCAGGTCCCAGCAGTGGGCCTGCACGGGACCGCGCTGAAGCTGCACATCTTGTGCGCGTCCGGGAAGCGCGTTGAGAATTCCCGCAACACGATGCACGCCGTCTGGGTGGACAAGTTCAACCTTGCCGACAGTGCCGTCAAGATCGGGGTATGGCATGAGTTTGCGTGAGGACCAGTAGCGTGAGGTGTTGTGGAGATCTTCGAGTGCGGGAATTCGATCATAGTAGGTCTGACCACCCTCCCGGTGGCTGTGAAATACTGCCTTGCCCTTGCCGATCTTGAAGTTGCCGAGCGATCCATCTTCCTTCTGCTCGACAATCCAGCGCTCGCCGTTCGCATTGTCCAGGCGGACCTGATCCAGGAACGCCGCGGGCTTGAGCGAGTACGATGGCTTCTCGATCACCGGGCCTTCGTCTTTCAGCATCAGGGATAGAAATCCCTTGGCAGTCTTGACGATGGCGTAGCGGCCTTTGAAATCCCCGTTGGGGATGTTCAGCTCGAACTGCTCTGTTCCAGGCGGCAGGCCGGCAACTGCGAGGTCATAATGCAAGCCAGCAACGTCCGCGTCGTGGACGTGATATTCAACCCTTCGGAGCGATGTTTGTGCTCCGACTTTGACAGGTATTCGGCCAGTAAAGAGAAGGCTCTTTCTTCCCTTACCGTAGCCGGACTCGATGACTCCATTGAATCCCTCCAGGGTATGCGGGCCATTCTCGATGACCAGGTGGCGCTCGCCGGCCTTGGGCAGGCCCTTGGGCAGCGTGTACTTGGCGCCGGCCTCTGGGGGCCTAACACCGCCCAGAATACCGCCATCGACCGTACGGGCTGCCCAGAGGTTGCTGGTGGCCCATCGGCTGGCCTCCCGGCCCAGCGTGCGCGTAACGACGCGGCTGGTGCCCGGGAGCACGACAGCGCTCAGAAGATCAAGCGCATTCTCTTTGCCCCACAGAATCGCCGCGCGGGTGAGTGTTCGTACGAATCCCATGCGGTCCTCCTTCTGGGTGCTTTCGTTCCAAAGTGGAACGATTCTGACAACGTCGGAAGACTTTGCCGATCTCGGAGCGCAGCACGCTCCAGCTCATCTGGCGTAGCCGACGACGGTATGAATGTCTATGAATCATGTCTGCTTTCTGGTTGTGCGGAGGCCGCCTCTCGACGGCCTCCACGGGTGGATTACAGAGCGTCGAGCATCTTCTGGAGGTCCGCCAGAGACGTACCCTTCAGCTCTTCGTTCTGCTTGTCTGCGATCAGCGCCATGATCTGCTGCTTCTTCGCGCGAGTGTCGGCTGCCTTGGCTGCCTGCTCGGCTTCGGCCTTGCGTACGCCAATGACGTGCTTGACGATGTCGAACTTGAGCTGCGTGACCTCGTCGGTCTTCGGCGTGTCGATCACGAAGCTCTCGGTGTCGGTGTCCTTGATCTGACGGTTCAAGCTCTTGGCGATGTTGTCCAGGCTGGCGCCGCCGTTGCGCACGGTGAGCGGTAGCGGCCAGAGATCCTCAACGGTGAGGAGACCCTTGGGCGAATCGAAACGGATTGCGAGGCGGGATGCTTTCTCGAACATGTGATTGCGCCCTCCTGAGGCGCGGGTTAGTAATCCAAACGACGATGTTCCAAAGCAGCAAGTTTGCGGTCTAGCTTGGACAGCAGCCGACGAACATGCCTTCGGATCGTTGAGGTAGTTGAGATCTCCTTGTCGAGCAGCGCACGCCGATGGCGCGCTGCCCGAGTCAGAGCCTTAGAAGTTGATCTTGACGACACGGTTGAAGCTCCCCTTCACCCGGCACAGCAGTGAGTTGCGTTGGGTCGATGAGAATCCCAGCCCGCTGAGTTGGTTGGTCGACTCCTCGGTCTTCATCTTGGTGCCGACCATCTCGAACACCTTGCGGTGTTCGTCGAGAGCCTGCGTCAGGAACTCGTTGAAGAAGCCACGAGCCTTGCCGTCGTTGAGGCAGCGATCGAGCATGAAGAAGTAGTGCAAGTTGCCATTCTTCTGCAGATCCCAGCAGTTGGGCGAGAGCATGACGACGTTGACCTTCTGGAAGGTCTGAGTCGGCAGGCCCCACACCTCCTTGCTGGCCTGGGTGGACGGCAGCGAGCTGATGATCTCGAACGAGCCATCGAGCGCGCATTGGATACGGGCCACTTCGATGGTTGCTCCCGTGGGAACGACCTTCTCGTAGACCATGTGGTGGATCTTGCCGCCGAACTCGACCTCGACTTCGAAGCCAACGCCGGAGCTGCGTCGACTGTAGTTGTGAACCTTCAGGACGTAGATACCCGACTTCATGGTGCGACGGTTGGCATAGAAGATGTTCTCGACCGGATGAGGTACCATCCCATCGGCGCCGTTGGCGTCAACGTCCAGCATGCCGCCGGACGGGGAAAGCGACCGGCGATTCTGGAACATGATCTCGTAGGTACTGCCGCGGCCCTTGAAGCCAGTAACTGGCTCTTCCATGTGGAAGTCCAGATCATCGGTGTACTCCCATGCCAGACGGCAGCAGAGATCACCGGTGATGCTTCCACCAGCCTTCTTCACACGTTCCTTGATGGAGTCAGCCATCTCTCCTGCATACGACCAGGAGAAGTTGTTGCCCCACTTGAACATGTTCTTCGCGCCGGGATCAACCGGAGCGATCAGGCTGACCAGGTTCGAGGCATGCCCGTTCTCGAACATAACCTCGAGCGAGTCCGCCTTGGGCAGGATCTTCTCCAGAAAGTCGACGATGCTGACTTCCTCGACGCGATCCAGGTTCTGGGCCTTGACCACAACCCGGTCGGACAGCTCGTCGAAGACATTCATGGCCCTACGGGCCGTGCGGTCGGCGAACAGGATGTTGTTGATGGTGATGTCAGGCAGTGCAGCATAGCGACGCTCCAGAGCTGAGGTGAACCCCATCTCTTCGATCGTCTCCTGCGCTTTCTTGATCTGGGCCTTGGTGACCAGAGCAGTCGGCCGCTTGTAGTTGGCCGGCGCCACCTTGGACTCGAAGCCCTTGACGGCGTAATCGAGATCCTTGCCTTCCGACAGGTCAACCAGCAGCGTGCCGATGACTGTCCCGCGGATCTTCGTAACCGCGGCCGCGGTGGAGCGCGAGCGCTGCCAGGCGAAAAGGTCCTGATCCTGTGACAGATGCTGAAGTCCGGCAAACTGCCGCTTCAGCTTGAGGAAGGATTCGAGGACGAAGGTATGTTCCTCGCCACGATAGAGCGAGTTCTGGCCGATCAATTCCAGCACGGTGTTGATAGAGTCTTCGGTGATCTCCTTGAGTCCGCGGAGGAATACGTCATGCGTGGTGCGCGCCTCGTTGGAACGCGGCCCGATGGCCTCACCGTTGACCACAACATCTGCGGGCAGGGACAGATGGAAATGCTGCCAGGTGGTGACACCTTCAAGCACGGCAGCGAAGCTCTTCTCGGTGCCGACTGTCTTCTCGGTTGCCAGGAAGATGTTGTCGATCGGCAGGCCGTGAACGATCGCGGCAAGCGCATCGACCACAGGCTGATAGCCGTCGCCAACCGCGATGTCCCACAAGCTGACGAGGCTGCCGTTGACGATGCTGACCATGCCGCCGACAGCGCGGATGAAGCTCTTGCAGCAGTTACAATCGTGCTGCGTGCGCTCCTTGTAGATGGGATCCATGCCAGCCGGGAAGCTGGCGAGATAGGTTGCCCAGAAGGCATCCTTGTCGATCTCGACACGGTATAACCCGTTTGCCTTCATGATCTCGAATTGCTTGGCGACTGCGATCTTGAGTGTACTGAACACGGATGATCCTCCTTGGATCAGTTGCGACTGGTTATGGCTCGAGAGCGAACATGAAGCGCTGGGAGTTCTGGTCCACGTTCCACTTGTTGACCAGCTGGTACGCTTCCAGGATCGGCATGCCACTCATGGTGGACATGCCGACTTCTCTGAAGTGAGATTCATCGAATGGCAGCCGTTCCACAGAATCGGTGGCCAGAAGCTTTCGCAGATAGTGAGTGAATCGCATTAGACTCGGTCCTCGAACATGCTGTCGAACGTGCCGCTCCCGAATTCAACATCGGTAGCCAGCTGGTGCAGCTCATCGGCCGTGAATGGACGGAATGTAGGTGCTGCCGGCCGCGCGACGGTGAAGCTCTTGTCCTGAATGGCGGCGTTCCTACCGCGCTGAGAAACCAGCACGCTGGGTACGCTAACCACACCACCGCCGATCAGTCTGCCGTTCATACGGAAGGTGACGTAGCGGATGTTGGTGTCAGCCAAGTTGGTGTGAACTCGCAGGCCTACCACGCTGCGCGGGAAAGCCTTGCAATCGTAATCCCGCTCCCAGCCGTTGGAAATGCGACGGCGGACCCGGCGGACCCAGGAATCGGCTCCGCGAATCTCGCGAGTGAACACGTCCTTGGATCGTGGTAAGAACGATGCTGAGTTGGATGTTGCCACAGCGAGCGGGGCGTTGGCAGCCCAGAGTTGATCGATGATGTCGGGAGTGATCCACTCACGAATGGCGCCTCGAACGGCGTCAGAGATTCCTTTGCCTTGGCTCATGCTGCTTTCACCTCCGGGTGAATTCCTGTGGGCTTGGACGGCGTAATCAAATACATCCAGCCTCCGATCTTCGAGGTAGGCCGGTAATGCTTGGAACCGAAGGTGTCCAGCACAAACCACTGGCCAACACCCTTCGCATCGTGGCCGCCGACCATCCACCCGGCGACGACAATGTCGTCGCCCGTGTACCAGATCCAGGCTAGCCGGTCCGGCATCGATGGCTTGAGCGGGCTTTGCAGGATGACATCGACCAGGCCCGCCTGGCGCTTGAATTCCTGCAGCTCCTGCTGATCGCAGTGATAACAGCCACGCTGAGGTACCGCGCTGGCCGTGGTGTAGTGGTGATCGGCGCTGTGCTCGCAGCCGTTGGTCCGGCCCAGCTCCTGGAGTTCATTCATGACGCGGCTGCGATTGGTATCGAGCCCGCGGTACTCAAGGCGCTTCGCCTCGGACTGTTGATTCACTTCCGTCCAGTTCATGATTTCCTTCCTTGGTTCAATTCGAGGAGCTAGGGCACCCTTTGCACAAGGCGCCCGAGAGGGTTGAGCCGATCACGGATCTCCGCTTCGTGGCTGTCTCTCTTGTCGCTCCAACACGGCCTGACATCTACGCGCATGCGCTATGCGCTCCGCCGACCGTGCATTCTCAATCTCGCGGCAGGGCTGGTTTTCACCAGCCCCACCTTGATGTCTGAAGACCCCGGGCAGTCCACGATCGGGATAGTTGTCCGGCACTCAATGTCCGGACTCCCTACGGTGAAGACTGTGGTTCCCTTCGCTTCAGACTGCCGTGTTTATGGGCGTCTCGTTGAGCTGTTTTCGTGCCAGGGCAACCACAGCACGATACAGCGCATACTTCTCGTTGCAAGTCATGACCATGAGGCTGTGAGCTACCTTGCCTCGGGCGTACTCGGTGTCCTGTACCTCAGCCATAACGTCCGAGTCGTCGAACCAGAAGCGTTCGGACGGCAACGGGGGCAGGATACTCGCCGAAGGACTGGGCTGCAGCTTCCTGATCGCCTCGTCGTATCCCTCAAGCCGGGCAACACGTTGTCCGTTCTCGGAATCGGTGACCAGGGCTGTGAATTCTTCCAGACTGATGAGCTTCGCTTCGAACAGCTCGTGCCGCTGGTAGCGAACGAGGTCAGTCAGGCGCTGGGTCTGTTGCGCGAGATGCTCGATCGCGATGCCCATGTCCATACGCGGAGCCGTCTTCCACTCCTTTGCTAGCTGCAGATACTTGTCCAATTGGGTCGCCCTTTCAGTTGAGTGCCTGGTATACGAGGCAGAAGCCTGTGCGGCAGACCAACTGCCTCGTATATCAGGTCGTGTGCTTGGAGGTCCTGAGACATCTGCGCACCAGGATGGAAGCCGCGCGTCTCGATCAGGACAGGTTGGGCGGGTGACTCCAAGCTGTGATCACCATATCGGTTGGCCGAAGCCAATCGAATAAGGTGAAACTACTAGACCCGTTGGAGATAGGAGTCACGAATCTCGTCGAGGGTGAACATGGTGCCACACCCTGTCTCGTCATCCCCACACACGAAGGGTGGAAAGAACTTCGCCGCACGCAGGTCAGTCATGTCGTCGAATCCGCATGCAGGGCATTGGAGCGTGTATTCGTAGGACTTCAGTTCCCGGCCGTCTTCCGGCGCGGGATAGACCATATTGAGGTCCTGGTTGTAGATCAGCTTGGCCATGATGTCCTTACGCTGCTGCTGCTGCTGGTGGTTGAGCGGCAAACAGCGGCCGCCGGGTGGTAATAAGCTCTGCCTTCAGGGCGCGGGAGCGCTTGACTTCAAAGTCAGCAGCTTCGTCACCCTTCAGCAAGATCGTCGTGGTGGGCGTGCCCACTCTTACAGTGTCCGGCGATCGAGCGATGTGCGAGCACATGTCCAGGTTGATGTCGACGTCGTGGCCATCGCTGCGACGCACCGTGATCCAGTTAGCCATGCAGGCCTCCTCAGGCTTTCAGCTCGGCCTTCAGCTCTGGCACCTTGGCCAGCTCCGCAGGGTCATTGGTCGCCAGCGTTCCAGCTGACTCCCAGGTGGACTTGTAGTTCTGGCTGGATTTCACCAGCAAGTGGATGCTGTCAGAACTGACCGCCAGCGAGCCCAGCCGCTGATTCGCATCGTTAGCGATCAGTTGCTTGATCTCGCGTTCGGTGTAGGTGATGGTGACCACGGTGTTCTCCTCATGCCGCCATTGGCATGTCTGTCGATTGTTCGGACTTGGCTTGCTTCCAGCAATGCAGGAAGCCGCCCTCGTGTTCGCCGGTCTTCATGTCGATGGCAAAGATGCCCATGAAGATGAGAGCCTCCAGCGCGAAGCTAGACATGAAGGCGAAGCTGATGCCACTGAGCACGCCGATAACGGTGCGCACCCAGGGGGTTTTGATCGGCCTGGTGATCCAGACCAAGAGCCACACGATAAGCAGGGCAGGCAGTACCGAGGCTGTCAGGAGTAAAACTAGCAGTTCCGTGACGCTCTTCGATATAAGCCAAACCACTGACTTCTTCATGTAGCGCTTCCGATTGCGCCAGTACAGCCAGCCGCCGGCGAAGGCCAGCACGGCAGCCCAGAAGGCGATGACTGTTTTCATGCCGCGACCTTCATAGTTTTCTCGTAGGCACGCACCCTCAGGCTGGTGGCCACAGACTGGATGCCAGCTGAGAACAGATTGACCAGGCCGGCCAGGATCTGCACGCTGAGCAAGCCCACGATAACGACGCCGATCCAGAACAGGACGGTTTTCATACGTTCTCCGGGTTGGGGAAAGGGATGAGGACGCCGAGCACCTGCTTGCGCAGGCTCACGGACATCCTGAGAGAGATGCACACGGCGGCGCCGAGTGCAATGATGAGGGTGAACAGGAAGATGAAGGCTTTCAAGGGATAATGAATGTTCCTGCACGATACTCGGCATGCAGCACAGCGATGATATCGCCGTGGCACTCGTGCATCGGCCTGCAAAAGCAGCCCAGCACGTCAGTCTCCCGAAGCGTCTTCAGCTTGGCCAGGAACTTGGTGCGGACTGCAGGTGGGATGACATGATCCCACGTAGTGCTCCCGCGTGCCCAGTTCTCGCAATAGGACACAGCGTCAGCAACGCAAAGGACCTGGACGTAGGCCTTAGTCTTGGACAGGGGCAGATGGGTGAACGGATTGCCCATGTCGGAGCCACGACCGATGTAGACGGTGGATGGCTCACGTTTGCAGTGGACTACTTGCATAGGTTCTCCTTCCGCTTGCACTTTGGACACTGACAGTTCGTTGGATGAATCTTGCGCATGACTCTCCTACTGCAGGTACAGCCGAATGGCTGATCGCTTGACTACTGAATCCGTGGGCTCATTGAGCAACTTGAATGCGATCTCTGCGTCTTTGGCGAGATCAAACGTGGCGATGGACGTGGTGACGGCGGGAACATTCCGGCCCGTGATGATGAACGTGGTGATGAGCAACTGAAACATGTGGTTCTCCAGATGGGCCCTGCTCGCACCACCTGATGCGAGCAGGTTATTCAGGGATGCGGACTACGCTGCTTGAGCGGTGTCCGCTGCAGGCTTCGACGCGAACAGCGAGGTCAGATACTGACCGAACTTGGCCGCGGTGGCCTTGGCTTTGGTGGGGATGGCCTTGAACATGGCCAGGTCAGACTTCTTGCCTTCGTCCTTGCGAACGAAGAGGTAGATGCCGCCCGTGAGAACAACTGCGAGGACCAGCGTGATGAATCCGAAGATCAGTTTCATGGTGATGCTCCTGGTGTTGGATTTGTGGTGCTAAGCCGCGCGCTGTTTGCGCCCCGGGTGACGAAACGTGCAAAGTAATTCGTAGGTGGTGTATCCAAAGAACAGGATGCAGAAGCAGGCAGCGATGAACTGCGCCAGTCTGACCGTCCCAATGAAGATCAGGCCGAGAATGGCCAGGATCGTTAGTTTCATGCCGCTCCTCTCAGAATGGTCTTGGTGTGCTCCTTGCTGATCTTCCGCTGGCGTAGCGGCAGATACGCAAACAACATGGCCACATTGAAGATGGTGTTGCCCAGTGCGAAGATCACAGCGTTGGCTGAGGTGATGCCGTGGATCGCAAAGTTGATGGCCTCCAGCCCGAGCAGGCTGAGGCTCTTGTTCTTGTTCATCCAGGCGAGGGTCTGCTCCTTGCGCTTAGTGGGAACGAACCGTTTGAGGATCGGGATCTTGTCGATCTTGAGAAAGGCCGACCAGGCGAAGGCTCCGACGCCGACGCCGGCGATGGCAGAGCCTGAGTTGGATGGAGTGAGGATCATGCAGCCACCTGCTTGCTTGGGATCCAGCTGGCACGCAAGCGTGCCTTCCGTTCCCTGTACTTGGTCTTGGCATAGCTGACCAGCCACTCGCCGGTATAGAACCCGACGACGTAGCAGATGCCCCAGGCAAAGCCCAGGCCCATGAAGTACAGAATTGCGAGGACTTTACTCATCATGCGGGTGTCGCCTCCTGACGTTTGCGTTCTTCGTAGCGGTTCATCTCGCCACGCGTTTTGAACCAGAGACTGGCTCGTTCACCGTTGACCATGCAGATCTGGGTGTGCTCGAGCATCTTGACGATGAACTCGGCGCGCCAGACCAGCCAGAGCAGGACAGCGCCTGCAGCCAGCGCACATGCAGCCATGATCTTGGTCATGACGCATCCTCCTGAAGCTGGCGATCGAAGTAACTATCGATCCAGCCAGCCACAATGGAGGTGATTTTCAGAGTCGTCCAGTAGATGACGTAGATCACACATCCTACCGGCAGCGCGATCATGCAATAGAGCCTGAGGAAGTCGATCATGTGAACAACCTCACGGTCGAGCTAATCGGTTTCTGGCCAGGCCAGCGCTTGCGGATGGCGATGAGTGCCAGGTGCTCGAACGCCTTCGAGTTCACCAGCCAGCGTGAGCACGAGACCGTCCAGCTTGCCACGCGTGCCTGCCACTTGGTGGCCGAGCCCGCTTGCCTGCGCAGCCGTTCATCCACGATCGGGATGTGATGTTGAGCACCACCTGCACCGTAGATCAAGATCTCCCGGTCCCGTTTGGGATTGTGAGACTTGCGACGGAGCAGGATGGCGCTCCAGAAGCCGACCTCATACGAAGGGATCAGCCATAGCAGCCAGAGTGGCATAAGCCCTCCTTTCAGGCCTAGTGAAGCGGTGTGTGGGTCAGGATGTGAACCATCCAGCTGTGGCTGGCGCTGATGACGCCTGAAGCCATACCGATGATGGTCAGGAACAGACCACCACCAATTAGCGTGCCCAGGATCTTGAGACCCGGGGACATGGGCCTGGCGGAGATGGTGAGAGCGTGCAGCTCCGCGAGCGCGGGCGCCTGCGCCTCCACCTCTGCACGGGTAACCCCGTACTTGGTGCAATACTTGTCGATGCGTTCGAAGGCCTTCTTCTCCAGCTCCGCGAATACGGGATTGCCGGCGGCCTTGCCCTTGGCCTTGTGACCGTTGGCGGTCTCGATGATCTTGGCCAGCTCGGCCTCGAGAGACTCCTTGGCGTTGTTCTGACGCCAGCCTTTGAGACTGGTGCCAATACCACGCACGCTCAGCTTGAGCTTGCCGGACAGCTTGTCGCCCCAGTATGTGGGCTCAACGTAGGTGTTTTCTGCCATGAGAATATCTCCTTGTTCCAAACTAAAAGCCCCGGGGTTAGCCGGGGCTCAGGTGAACTACTTAGGCCTGGTCACCCAGGCTCAGTAGTAGGTGGCAGGATCCTTGGCGATGGTTGGCGCTTGGATGCTGCCTTGTCGGTCGTGCCTGCCTCTTTGTAGGCCTTGCACTGTTGGACAAACTCAATGATGGATCGAATGTTGGCCTGCGTACAGCGCACGCTCCCCATCACGTAAGACTCGATGTTGGTCATGCGGTCCATCGAACCCATCTCAGCGAGCGCCCCTTCCAAACGAAGGGACGCTGCTTCAAGCTCTTCAGACATCTTGACCAGGTTGACTGCCATTAGGCCGCAACCTCTTCTGGCATCAGCTCAGACGCCGGTGCGCTCTTGCCACAGCACGCATCGCCGCAGCCCTCGGAGCAGCCACCGTCACCGCAACACGGTTTGGGGCAGTCCTCGGAGCTGGCGGTGAACGCGCCGGCAAACTCACCTTCGAGATCCAGGGCCTGATCCTCGGGCACGATTGTGCTCGGATCGATGCCGCGTTCCTTGAGCTTCTCGACTTCCATCAATGCCTGCTGTTCGAGAGCAAACTCTCCGATCAGGGCGGTGACGGCATTGTTGAACTCTTCCTCGGACTCGGGCTTGGCCGGGTCCAGGTTGACCAGGCGGGTGCAAGCGGACTTGAGCGCGCGGATGATCATGTTGGTCTGCTGTTCCAGGCCATTGATCTGGTTGAGAATGGCATCGCTGACCACCTCGTGAGCCTCGGGCTCGACCGTTACCTTGCAGCCAACGAACCGGCCATCAGTTGCGGTGATGTTCTCAAGCATCTCGTTCGCTGCCTTGCGGGCCGCTGCACGGTTGCCAATGGTCAGAGCGGGCGGCTGAAAGGTGCTCACCTTGCCGTCCTTGACAACCTTGGCAATGAATGTCCAACGGCGAATCTTGTTCTGTACTGACATGAATCCTCCTGAGGCGTGCTCAGATCTGGTTAGGCCTTATCAGGCGGGCAATTGGTGAGAAACAGGACGACTTCAGTGCAGCGTCGCTTCAGCAGGCCGCGTATAACCTTGAGGCCGGCATGGCACCAGCTGTGCATCTCATACGCTGCTTCAGTAAAGCGTCCCGCCTTCAGCAGGCGCAGCAGCGTTGAGGTAGCGAAGGCCTCCGTGCCATCGTTGTAGATCCAGTCCACCAGAGAGTCATACTGCTCCTGGTGAATGGATACAGAGGTCAGAACCAAGGTGTCGACGGCGTGCTCTGCATAGCCAACGTCCGTGACCAGTAGCTCCGCACCCTCGGGCTGTTCAATTCCATTCGGGTAAGATTCACCGGGAAGTAGGTCGTGACCGTAGCCAATGGACATCTTGCCCTTGGCGTCCGGTGTAGCGAAGCGCTTGAATCCTTCGTTGCCTTGGATCAGTGCGAATCCTGCAGGTGACGTTTTCATGGTCCCAGCATGCAGCGCCAGGTGAATGTACCAAAGGCCGGGGCTTTCACCCCGGCTCCTGGCTGAGGAGTTCATTAGCGGCTCTTCATAAGCGTACCTCCGTTGGCAAGCGTGCCAACTACCGGTTTCATGGACGGGACCGGCTCCCGACCTGCACTCGTGATCTCTCGTCCGAACATGCAGGGTGATTCCACACAGACTGGTGGCGATGAAACTGAATGCGGTCGACACGCTATCCGTGATGCGACCAGTCCGCTTACTCTTTGTTACCTGTGTCTCCACTTGCTTCGCTGGTCATCATTTGAAGTGGCGACCAGGGTCCAATTCCCTGTGCCAAATCTTCGATGCGAAGGGCATACGGCCAGTGTGGCCGTAACAGGTTCCGAACGAAGCGTAACCGGAACCGTCCCCAACTTCATTGTGTCCGTGATGTCCCACCGGTCCCACACCGCGAGTGCGAGTGCGAGCAGGAACCACAGACAGAGATCAATCAGGCGCATGAATACCCCGATCCACCAGTTAGGCCTTGCGGTGAGCCTTGTTCGCAGCCTTGCGGCGGTTGCCGCGCGAGCGTTGCGAAACCTTGGACTTGCCGTTGGTGCATTTGAACTGACGTGGACGGCCGCCGCCGCCGGACGGCGTTGCAGCCTCGATGGATGGCATGCCGGCGCCAAGCGAACTGGCGAGGGCGGTGAGTACAGCAGCTGAGTTCATGTCGTCTTCTTTCTTGAGTTCGATGACGCGTTGAGATGCTTCCAGAATGCCTGGCAGGAGGGTGCCAACCAAAGCTGCATTGGTAGCCACCAGGACGCGCCGTTTGGTATCCAAAATGACCCTTCCTGACCCGCTGGTTACCGGGTTGAGACAAGTTTGCCTATACTAGAGCGGGAAAACAGTAGGGTGAAAACCGTAGTTCCACTCCAAAAGCTCCAGTGGAGGGTAGGGGAACATGCCATTCCCCACCCTCCGCATGGACAAAGTCGAACCTTAGCTCGACTACGCTGCCTGCTCACCCGAATTGGATGACGCCGCAGCCACCGCAACAGGTCCCTGAGGGGCCTTGCTGATGACTGTGATCGACTCCAGCCGGATGTTGCTGCCGTTGCCGCGCTTGCTGCTCTGCAGCACGCCCTTCGCACGCACAACGTCGCCCTTCGCAAGGGAGAGGAGCTGCTCGTGGATCAGCGGATCTGCGGACTGCACGTAACGGTCGAAACCAGGCTCGGCCTCGATCGGGATGCCAACGTACAGGCGGTCGAAGCGGTCCTTCACCGGCTCGCCGGCTGCCATCAGCACGCGGCCTTCGACAGTGGCCTCGACGTGCTTGTCCATCCCGATGCTGGTGCCCGATGAATCCTTCTGCTCGCGGTACACGGTCTTCGTTCCATACATAGAAAAGGCCCTCCTTGGGCCGGTTGTGTTCTCGTCAGTTGTGGGAATACCGCGTTGAAGCGGTCTCAGTTAGAGCTGAGCTGGATCGGGCTCGTGAATCTCGCCCAGGAACAGCATGGAGGCGCTGAATTGGCCTACCGTGCATTCCGAACAGTTACGGCCGCGATAGGCACGGCCGGTTTCTTCCCCGGAGCGACACAGAATGTCGTCGGTGTGAGACATCTTGTAGTGAGGGCAGGCCTTCTGGATGAAGTCTCTGGTCTTGCCCGCTACGGCGCGGCGAAGCTGGGTGCCGGCGGTGAGATCACCCGTCAGTACAACCAGCCGGCCAAGGTCAGTCTGTGGATCCGTCAGCTCCCGAGGGAGCGTTTGGCGTGGCAGACGTGGCATTCCGTTCATTCGATACCTCTTCGTGGCTCTTCAGTTTCACTGCGTGAGGTTCGGTCCATGCAATCATCCGCATGTCCAACTCAGAGAGGTCAAGGCAGCGCCCTTCGAAGGTCACATCGAAGATCACCAGGTCAGCAATGTCCTGCAGCTCTGGCTTCTTGATCCGGATGGTGACGTCGAGGTTGGCTGCGCACTCCACGATGGAGAGAGGCAGGGGAAAGTCCGGATTGCACAGCAGCTGGATAGTGATCCGGCCAGGTTGATCCGGATCACCACCGAGAAGAGCACTGGCATCCCAGGTCTTCATCAGGCTGCCTTATCCAGGGGCTCGAGGTACGACAGGCTGATGCGGAAAGCATCGGCGATCTTGGTGAACGATCCCGGCTTGCTTTCCAGCACATCCGGGTCCGCCATTAGGTCGGTCCAGACGATCTCGAGAGCCTCCTTGTTGGAGTGAATCCGCTTGGCCAGGGCCAGCATGGGGAATGGCGACAGCAGGTCGTTGACTTCGGTCTTGGCCTGCTCCATGGCGGTGTTGAAGCCGAGGTTCCGGGTGGAGACGAACAGTTCGTTCGCCCTGAACTGGATCAGGTACATCGAGACGATTGCCTTGGCCCGAGGGTCGATGATGATCTGCATGATGGCCGCCTTGATGGCGTCTTCGAAGTTGTCGGGATTGGCCTTGAGACGTTCAATGGTCTCGGTGATGACTTCCCCGATGTAACAGCTGCCGGTCACAACGCGGTCGACGGACTCGAAGATTCCGAGGGCTGAGGGTTTCGACATGATGAAGCTCCATGACCTGTTCGAGGTCAGTGCTGCAGGTTAGTAAACCGAGGTGGCGGAGACGGCCGCGTTGGTCGCGGTGTTGTTGGACTTCAGGAAGGCGGCGAGGATAAGCGCAGTGATGACCCCGGCGATTATCCGAACAAGGATCGAGGCGATGAACGTAGCCATGGACTGCTCCAGCTTGGATTTGACAACCGATGAATCTGAAACGGGATAGGGTGAAACACTTAGAGACCCGACGCCGGGACAGGAAGGAGAATGGACCCATCCCGGCGCTCCAGCACACTGAGTGCGCTGGAAAACTTAGCGCCGCTTGGCCTGCCGCTTCTGCGGCTTGCCGAACAGCACCTCGGAGACCGCCGCGTCGAAAGCGCGCGTGAAGGGCATGGTCTTGAGGGTGTGCTGCAGCTTGGGAGCCAAGCCTGGCAGCGCAGTGTGCGCGGAACGAACCACGGTGTTGCGACCAACATCGGTGGTAGCCGCCGCAAGGTTGTGGACAAAGCCGTCACGAATCAGCTGACGGCCATCGGGGTTGAGGGTGGCAACATTGAGCATGGAACTACCTCCGTGGGATAAACAACATCAGGTGAGTGGAGCAGGGCTCAACACTCAGAACTATGCGGCGTCAACACTAGGCTCGTAAGACAGTCGGCCAGCCCCGAAGGGCCCCGTAATGTCCGGAGAGGGTTTGCGTATGTAGCCGCTTCACATGCTGAATCTGACATCTTGCCGTGCCGTACCAGATCGGTAGTCCCGCCACAAGAACCGGCTCAAGTCCGGGTTATGACGGCCGCCTGGGCAGCGCTGTCGCTAGTCAAGATTCGAGGGACATATCTCGCCCTCATTGCAGGTGGAAAGGGTCGGGGTGATTGGCTCACCCCTTGAAGCCTTACAGCTTGGCCGGCGGCGTGGAACGCACCGGATTGACCACAACAGGCTTGGGGCCTGTGTAGTCCGTCCCGTACTCACGACGGAACGAGGTTGGCATACAGCCAGCCAGCATGGTGCGCTGACTGGTCTCAAGCCGCCGCGCAAAACCTGCGGTGGCGCAACGGGGCGTAACTGCATGACGAACAGCTGCCATGGCAATCTCCTTGAAGCGTTGAATTGTGGGTGGGCGTTACAGGATTGAAACTACCGGCTCTGCCAGGGCAGGACCGGGATGTCGGGGAAGTCGTTGATCAGCTCTTCGATTGAGCCAACGTAGCGATGAAGCCGGCCGCCACAGAGGACGGCCAGCTCACCAGCAGGCGACATGAATGCCGCGGTGGCCACTAGAACCGAACCCAGTGAGGACGGATCGTGCTGTCAGCACTGAGGAATTCCTCATGGAATGAACCACCGAAGCGGCAGGTGATGGCATAGTCCACGAACTCCTTGGCCTCTCGAAGCGAGGCTGTCGGAACGATCCGGCGAACGTGCTTGATAGCCACGATCTTGTTATGCCGCATACTGTCGAAGGTCTGGATGAAGATGGCCAGGCTCTTCTGCGCATCCGAGGTCAGCGCTTCCAGCGGATTGCCGGGAAAGACGGCAGGCGGAGGAGTGGGAAAGCCGAGCATGAGGTTCTGAGCGAACGCCATGGTGGAACGAGCTTGGGGCTCGTCGAGACCCTCGACTGTGAGGTCGAAGTGCGAGGGCGCACCGGCCGGAGCGAAAGGCGCTTCCGACCGAGAGAGGTGAATTGAACCGAGCATGGATGCTCTCCTTGTTGCAGGGTGTTGAAACAAACGGTGGTGCAGTGAGCGGAGCCAGGCTCAACGCTCGAAACTTGCGGCCCTGTACCCGACAGGGCCTGCAGTGGTGCGACCGCGGGCGTCAGAGATACACCCAGGGTTTGCTACGTGGAGAATCAGTAGAAAGGTTGGAGGATGGGGGTAGAGAAACCCATCGGGTGAAACTCTTAGGCGTGGGCACACTGTACGGCTTGAACGCCGTACTGCGTAATCACGAAGGCAGTCCAGGGCTTGACACGATCAAGAAGAGCCTGCAGCTGATCCCGGACAGCGAGATAGAAGGGGCCCATGCACAGCCTGAGTCCTTCAACAGCGGTGGCCTGAGCGTTGAGATAATCTCCAAGCGCTTCATACTTCAGAGCTTCCTCGAAGTACAGCTCACCACGGGTCTTGGCCATCGACTTGATGGCCCTGCTAACGCAGAGCATGTGCTCTTCGGTTGGGGTGCGGTACATAGTCCCTCCTTTCAAGGGTGTAAACGCAAAAGTTCGGCGGCGTCAGAGATCAAACGGAAGGAGCGAGGATCTCGTCTACAAGAGCACGAAGCTCAGCTAAACGATCCTGGTTATTGTTCAACCAGGCAATGAAGACCTCTTCCTTCCACTGAGGGTCAGTCAGAGAACTGACTGGACCCTGAGTCGCTGATTCCGGTATACCCAACTGCTCGTTGGTGGGTTCGATCTGCATACTGCCTCCGTTCAAAGCTTGAGTGGGGCTGTGAGTACAGCCCATAAGGGATAGCCCTTAGGGTGATTGCTATATATAGATAGGCACTGAATCCACAACGGACTATCTGCAGGTTGTCTTACACCATGCATGTTATAGCTGTAATTGGGCTTACACTGCCTTTATGGGCACAGACCAGGTCTCTCCGTCCTATCAGACATCAGGAAGCTCACGCGTGCGCGCGCTCCAAAGCTCTGCTAAGCAGGCTAACCTGCTGATCTGGCTATGGTTATGCTGTGATCCTGTGGAGTGGGCTCTGAATGCCTGTTGCGCTAGCACTACTGCATAGCTGAGCATGCTCCAAAGAGCCCGCCTCTCGGCATCCGCCTGTGCGGATGCGAGATGCTGGCGGAGGAGCGACCCCCGGAGGGGTGGCGACTACATGTCAGTGCGACCTGTGAGTTCACGTTGGACGCCCAGGTTTCCCCGGTCAACGCCCAGCGCTACTGTCACAGACACTGCGCTTGGAGCGGTATGCGCTCCCTCAGCCACAGGATTGTCCTGCAGCTGAGGCAGAGCGTACTGCTCTGCCCTTGAATCAGGTGGTGCGATTAGAACACTACGTCGGCGAGTTCTCCGGCTGAGACTGCTTCGGCCAGGTTGGCCTTGAAGTCGGAGCGGAGTTCAGGGATGGCCTCGGCGATGACGATGACGCCGCCGGCAGACATCGAGTAATAGCCATCCGGCAATGTCGGATGAGCGGTTACTGACAGCTGCGAGTCGTTGTCCACATCATGCACGTGGCCATTGGTTGCGCGTACCAGGCGATGGACGGAGGTGCCCTTGAGCATCTCCTTCACCTTGTACTTGAGGTGGATGAACGCGACCTGACCGGTCAGGCCCAGTTCCTCCATGCAGTCCATCAGCTCGTTGAGCATCCAGTTGGGGACGCCGTCACCTACGCTGATGGTCTTGCCGTCCTCGGACACCAGGGCCTCGGACTCCATCGAGTACACCTTGTTGAGCCACTCGACTGCGATCGAGCGACGCACTTCAGGCGACCAGGCGCCGCCGCTGATGGAGAGCTTGACGCCCTCCCCTTCGGAGGTGAACTGGTTGAGGTAGAAGTCCCTGAGACCGAGGTGATGCAGTGTGGTGCTGCTCACGATACGGCCTTCGGCATCCTTCACATCGATCGGCTCATCCCAGCCATTGGCGATGTTGTCATACGCATCCTCAGACAGCTCGCCCGTGAGGGACTTGGCTGCTTCGAACTGCGCACGCCACCAGACGCGCAACGCTTTGACGACGTCGGTGATGACATCGCTGCCGGGATAGGCCATGAGCAGCTGCAGAGGCAGCGGCTTCTTGAAGCTGTGCTCGAGCTGACGGGATTCCTCCATGATTCCCTCATAGTGGTCCTTCAGCTCTTCCAGAGCAGCGCAGACCTCGGTACGGACCAGCAGGTAGTTGCCTGCTTCGATCCGGTCCTTGGGTGCACGGCCCTGGCGGACGTAGGATGCCGGGAAGATGAGAGTCTTCTCCGACAGCTTGGCCTCCTGGCACAGTTCGGTCACCATCTTCTTGTTGCCCTTACCCTGCTGCAGGTAGTCGATGACCATGTCCGAGTTGCTCGCTGCGCGCTTGCACAGGAAGGGCTGGCGCACCTTCATGAACGTGATGCACAGCTGGACGAAGTCCTCCACCTCCGGCTTGTAGTCCACGGGGATGAATTCCCAGAACCACTCCGGGCTGTTGATCTTGACGTCTTCCAACGACATGGCATGGAAGCCCTTCGGCACGATGTATGTGCCGTTGATGAGGGAGTCCAGGATCACGACCACGTTGTCGCCCGACAGCATGTTGTCGAGCGTGAGGCGGTTGATGAAGGTACCCAAGCTCTCACGATACTGCGTGAAGTGCTTGAGGTCCCGACGGAAGCAGTTCCAGTTCCACTCGTCCCCGATACCCTCATGGGTGAGGCGGTTACGTGCGGCCCAGTGGCTGTCCTTCTTCTCTTCAACCGAGATCTTCGGCTGCTTCGGATACTCCTGGATCTTGGCTGCAACTCGGAGGACATACACCGAGTTCCAGAAGACCCAGATCGAGTCATCCATATCACCACCGTTGAGATAGCTCAGCTGTTCAGCGATCCGTTCGAGCAGGAAGCAACGGCCTTGGCCCTTGTACTTCTTCAGCTCTGCCGGGATGTAGTTGAGGAATACTAATGCTTCTGCACTGCAGGCATTGGGATTACGACCTGCTGTCACCAACACACCGTCTGGTGCATCCGGCATGCAGTTGACGAAGACAGGAATGCCCAAGCGATCCGAGCACATCTGAGCACGTGCCATGATGTGATCCGGAACCTTGGACAGGGTGAGATCCACGATGCGCTCATCGTCGACGAATACGGTCGGCGGTGGTGCGACGTAGACACGACGCGCCCACTCATGAGGCATGGGCACACGGCCCCGACGTAAGTCGAGGATGTTGTCGAACAGGTGACGAGTGACGCGACGGAAGCCCACAGGCATAGCCTTGGTTCCGATCCCGTCCTCCGCCATGCGCACCAGCGCCCAGCGGTTCTCGCTCTCATCGTTGCAGGAGTTGACGAATGCACTGATCTCATCGAGCAGCTTGCCTTCGTCGCTGCCGAACAGGATAGCCGCCGCACGGTCCATATACTTGATACCAGTGGTGGCTGCCAAGCCCTTGGCACCCAGGCCCATGTTGCCCATGGTCTGGTTGTCGAGGGTGAGGTCATGCTCCTCAGCATCCGAGAGTGCACCCAGGAAGACGCGGTCATCCACGAAGCGAACCTCCTTCTTCGAACCGAAGAGATAGAGGTCGTAGCTGCGCATGTGCGGCATCTTCCAGTAAATGCCCTTGCCTTCGCCGAACTCGCCGACGAGGGTAAGCGCCTTGTTGAAGTACCCGGGGATGTTGGAGATACCCATCCCATCGATGGTGGCGGTTTCAGCTGCGTTGAAACGGGTCATGTCCGCATCGAGAATGCGGATAACCCGGCCGTTGTCCAGCTCGATCTCGTAGGCGGTGCCTTCGGGAACGATCGTACGGTCAATGATGTGACCCCGCATCGAGGACTGATGCGGTGCCAGGAAGCGGCGCAACCGCTTGGCTGCCTTCGCGTCACTGGATACCCAGATACCCAGATCCTTGAAGCTGCGTGCCTTGCAGTTGTCGGATACGAAGAGAGCGGTGCCCTCATCGATCACGTTGCCGTAGATGGGGACGTAGCGAATGCCCGTCTGCTTGTCGGTCCAGCCGGAGCGCACCAGCGACCAGGCCTTGTTGGCCATGTGCTTGGTGGCGTTCTTGCCGGATGCTTCGAAGCTGACGAAGCCGTAGGTGACGCCTTCTGCCAGGAGGTCATCGAGAGCCTGACGGGTCTCGCTGTCATCGATGGCAGTCTTCGAGTCGAAGGATGCGCCTTCCTTGCGGATACGGCGCGTGATCTCCTTCAGGTTGACCTCACCCTCAGCACCGTGGGATACGGCGCTCAGCACCAGCTGGAATGCCAGCTTGCTGGTGGGTTCGGTTGGGGTAACGGCTTCTGCGACTGCGACTGCGGCCGCTCCAAAGCTCTCTGAAGTGATCGGTGACGCTGCAACCACTTCGTTGACAACGATACGGGCGATGAAGCGACCAGTCTTGGGGTCACGAGCTGCTACGGTTCTCTGAGACATGTGGTTCTCCTTTGTCCAGATCTCCACGATCTGAACGGCTATGCCAGTCGGGTAACTGGCGAGTTGTGGTTGTGAGTTGGGGGAGCAGGTCTATGCGCTTACCCCTGCCACGGGAAGTTGACATTGCTTACCCACGCCTCGTGGTCTTCCTTCTGCTTCTGAAGGCGTGCGGCGTATGCGACGTTCGACTCGACAGGCGTAGCTGGCTTATCGGCTGGGTACACATACAGAAGGAGTGCGCTAACGACGAGGAAACAAACGATGAAGAATGCGATCAACATGGTGCTTTCTCCTTTCAAGAGAAAGCCCACAGTCATGAAGACCTGTGGGCAGTTAGAGTGAGGTTGACGAACAGACTGTTGGTCAGACTACTTGGCGGACTGAGCGATCAATGCGATCAGGTCAGCCTTGGACATGTCGTTGAGCTGCGCTTCGAGGTTGGTCATCTCCACACCCGGGGTGCGGGCGATGGATGCTGCGGACGTGGCCTTGCCCCACTTGCTGAGCTTGCCGCTGATGCTCTCGCCGATGGATGCGGACTTCGACAGCATGTAGCCGGTGGCGTGGAGGGTGACTGGCACAGCCAGCACTTCCACTTTGCCGACGACCGGAGCGGTCTTCTCTGCAGCGGTCTTGATGATGCTGCCTGTCCAGTTGATGAAGCGGTTGCTGACGCTGCCGCTGATGGCCTGGTCCAGGGTCTGCTTGGTGGCGATGGGTGCCACGACTGCTACTGTGGTTGCGGCAACCTGGGTGGTTGCCTGGGCGATTGCTGCTGCGATGATGGTCTGGAGCTGCTCTGCTGTCATGGTCACGGTGTTCTCTTTGGTTGCCTTGGTGGACTTCTTGGAAGTTGAGTTGACGGTCGCGGTTGCTGCCTTGATGGAAACTGCCATGGTGGTTCTCCTTTGTACGGGTTGGGGTTATTGATTAGGACCGGGTGGGCTCGAACCTAAGTCGAGGGTCACTCAGTACCACTGATTACCTGGTGTCTCTATCCCCAAACCTGTCCGCCCCTCGTGATGGCTCAAGGGACCTTTCCCACTCAGCGTGCGGTGAATACCCCACGTAATCGCCGCATGCCAGCCATCGCTCAAAAGCTGTCCAGGATGCAAACAGAAAAGGCCTCGCGTGTGGGCCTTTGGTAGTCGGGCGCCCTCCCTGACACTCGAGTTATGAGCAAGGCAATCAAGCACGATCCCATCAGCACCAGCACGGCGAAGTTCAAACTGCGGGACACCTACGCACCGGGCAAGTTCGGCGTGTACCACGCCGATGGCGTCATCGTCAGCAGTCCGGTCATGCAGATCGACGGCAAGTACGTGGCGATCTCCGATGAAATCTTCGTTGAAACCCATCGTCTGCTCTTCGACATCACCTCCCTGGGTACAGACGGACTGATGATCCAGGTCTACGAGAAGACGATGCCGGCAACCCTGTGGCAGCGCCTTCGGGCAGGCTGGCTTCGTCTCTTTGAACCGAGTGCTTGCCTGACGGGGTGCTGATGACCTTCTCTGATCTCATCCGCAGTCCGAAGTTCCTGCCCACCGTCATGGTGGCGCTGTCGGTGGCAGCATCCTGCCGGTACGCCCTCCAGGCGGACTGGCGCCACGCCATCTACTGGATGGCCTCTGCAGTTTTGGTTTCAGCAGTCACGTACTAGAAGGAGTTCCCTAACCGTGGACTATTTGAAGATCGCCGAGGATGCCATGCGTGTCTTCGACAACCACTACGATTACGAGATCGATCTGCTCAATCGGAACAAGGTCATGCCCGTCCTGATTGCAAAATCGGGGAAAGACAAAAACGCTGCATTCGACGAGGATGACCTGGCTCACATGTTCTTTTACCTGGAGACATCCAACTCGATCCCCAAGGATGCTGTTCTGGCCATGCCTCACGGATGCCCCTTTCAGACGGAGCGCGCGAAGTGTGTCTATGACTGGGGCCTCAACACCAGCCACCACAGTGGCCACGTCGTTCTCTATGACGCCGCTCAGGTTGATGCGTTCCGCTCGGCCGCGGCATTCAACATCAAGTGGTAAAACTGCGCCACCTAACCAGTTTCTGATTTCCAAATCAGAAACATCACAAATACCAGGAGACTTATGACCCTCAATCACTACTTGCTGAACATCACCATCACCGACGGCATGTTGAACTCCGACAAGTCCGACGCCAACGACATCGAGGTCGCCGCGTTGGCCACCGACCAGGAAGATGCGCAGAAGATCGTGCTCGCGTTCTACACCCAGTCCGGCCTGTCCTCGAAGGTGATCGACGGCGTGCACACCCTGTATCGCACGGCCGACCTGCAGAAGCCGGGTTCGATCCGCACGGTGCGCGTCAACACCATCGTCGATCTGCCGATCGCCACAGTGACCGAGGCCAGCTCGGCTCCCGTCGTGAAACCGGCCGTGAAGGCCCCCACTGCCAAGGAGAAGAAGGCAGCTGCTGCAGCTGAAGCCGCCGCGGGCGCGCAGGAGAAGACAGAAGATCCGATCGAGACCCAGACCAAGGAGACACCAGGCGAAACCGGTGATGCAGGCAAGATCACCGAGGGAACTGGCTTCGGCGTAGGCACCCAGACGGACGCGCAGGAAGGCGCTACGGAACAGAAGTAACGACATTGCATCTCGAACGGTTCGCCGCAAAGCGACTTCGAGGCACAACCACCCGGGTTACCGGGCTCAGGAAGCCACCTTCGGGTGGCTTTTCCTGTTGGGGCTTTGGTAGTCCCCTGCCCTCTTCCATACTCAGCACATCAGCCCAAACCGGGCGAGGAGATGAGAGCAATGCCAGAGAAAGAAGCCATTCAGTTTGCAGTCACCGAGACCAAGATCCGCGACAAGAAGGTCGGTCGCGTAGGCACCGTAACCCTCGAGAGCGCCAACAGCAAGGGCTGCAGCCGGATCGTGCTGGTAGGCCAGGAAACGATCATCAACGACTACCGCGTCGGCGAGTTCTATGAGTTGACACTCAACCAGGTCACGGCGCCGGTCGCAGACTGATGCGCACAGCCGGCATCAAGGTCTCCGCCGCCGACATCCGCCGCCTGATCGACGGCAAGTCGCTCACCATCAACCTGCCGGCAGATGTCACTACCCTCCAGATCACGCTCTACGGCATGGAAGACGCCAAGAAGGATGCAAAGACGGAGTTTCTGGAAAGTATGCGAGAAGTCGCTGCCGGTCTTCCAGGGCTCAACAAAGAACGCGTCGAAGCGTTCCTACAACGGGTAGCAACGATTGGCAACAGATTCTGAAAGGACAGCACCATGTGGAGTATCGCAATTGAAGCATCCATGAAGGAAGACGACGGCAGCTACGTGAAGGTCAACCTCAGCACCGAGTTCCATGGCGGCGAAGGCGCGCTGGACAAGCACCTCGCTGAAGGCGCCGATTCGGTGAACAAGTTCTTCGACCGTCTCGACGAAGAGCCGGAGCCGGAGCTTGAAGCAGTCCTGGGCGTATCCCACGCAGGGTGCGGTGGCCTCCGCGGAACACCATTCGTCACCACGGGAAACATCACTCCTGCGGCCGGTGTCGACTTCCCCAATGGCTTCGCCACACTCGTTCAGTGCGAACCCCTGCTGCCCAACCAGCCCCGCATCATCTTCATCATCTCGGAAGACTAAAGCCCTCACCCTCAGATCCACCCAGGAGCAGTTCAAATGAAGATTCGCCCTCTCAGTCAGTACACCATCATCAAACTCGATCCCTCGGAGAAGCAGATCGGCTCCATCCTCACGCCGGGTGGCACGTTCGAGCAGTTCAACGTGCCCAAGCGCACCGGAACCGTCATGGCCGTCGGCCGCGGTCTGGTGACCGCCGGCGGGCAGGTTCTCCCACCCCAGGTTGTCCCTGGCGATCGCGTCTACGTCCTTGAAGCCAAGGTCAAGATCGAGGTTGAGTACGACGGGGTCATGTGCCTCGCTCTTTCCGACGAGTCTCACATCGTCGGCGTCATCGTTGAAGACAACGATGGGAAGGAGGGGTAATGCCCTCCTTATGACGCACTAAAGGGCTTAGTGCCCTGTTTATGAACCAAACTGGAAGGAAACACATGGCAATCAATCGCAAGAAGCCTGGCGCCGTCGTCAAGCAGAAGTTCATCGTCTACACCACCGTCAAAGCGGACCTCGGAGTCCACATCGAGGCGGATTCCTGGGAAGACGCAGTAGCCGTCGCCAAGGGCCTCAAGTTCGAGACCATCGTGAGCACCGAAGGCCTCGAGTACATGGATTCGGATCCCGTGCAGATCAACTCGATCTCCAGCGACTCCTAATGCGCCCGCCTCTCTCCGAGCCACCCAACCGGAACCAGCAGCTGGTCAACACGCTCAGCGCGCTCTGTGAGCGGCGCGGGTGGACGAGTACGCTTGACCAGGCTCGTTATCTGTTCGGCCCGCACCACTGTGAGATGTTCATGGAGTGTGGCCGGTGGGTAAAGCGCTGCCAATGCGGCGCGGAGGTCGACCCCAGTCAGGGTGGCCACCTCCTTCACCTGATCCAGATCCTGACTGTGGAGATGACCAATGAAGTTGTATCAGATTCAGTACACGGTGACCTTCGGCAAGGGCCCGAGCGCCCTCTGCTTCCCGGACACAATGGTAGTTCCAGCGAACACGGAAGCGGAAGCGAAATCATCCTTTATCGGGACGGTGGAGAGGGTTGGCACGCTGCTGATGAAGTTCAACGACACCCGGCTGATGGCCCCGATCCGCGACCTCGGCGGTTCGCTCGCTATCATCGGATGCTCGAAGCTCTGAAGCGAACCTTCTCTAAGTGGTTCGCCTGATCGCGCCAGGGCGGCGCTGATCAGATACTCAATCTAACCAAAGCGGTGAAACGCGATTTGGGGTACGGCCCTAAGAAGCCGTGCCCCTCTTTTTGTGCCCAGGCTTTGGTAGTCCGGCCGCGGCGCCCATCCTGGGTGCATGGACGCCAAGAAAGAAGTCATGCGTCTCCTCAAGGAATCCGGAGTCGAGGAGCGCCATAACAAACACCAGGCCTACCGGTTGAACGGTCATCTGATCGTGATCACCGGCACCAAGACTGACGACCGCGGCTGGATGAACAAGCTGTCGGAGATCCGCCGCGCCATCAAGACGCCGGCTGTAGAAGCTTTTCGGAAGGCCGCATGATGCTCAATCGAATTCTCTGCTTCTTCGGACTGCATCGCTGGGTCCCGGCCGGTCCTTACATCGAGACTTGCCGCTGCTGTGGCGCGGTGCAAAACGTCTGGGTCCTCCTGTGAAGGAATGGACCCACGCCGATCTGGTAGCCCGGGCCGCCCGCTGGCTGTGGGGTACCTACGGCTGCAAGGCCGTGCTCACGGAGATGACCACTCACTCTGGCGAGATCCCTGACGTCATCGGCTGGAAGTTCAATGGACGCTCCGTCCTGGTCGAGTGCAAGACCAGCCGCGCCGACTTCAAAGCCGACGCCGACAAGCCCTTCCGCCAGAACCTGAACATCGCACTCGGCGCCGAACGCTACTACTTCGTGCCGGCGGGGCTGATCAAGCCGGAGGAGCTGCCGGCGGACTGGGGCCTGGCGGAACTGAAGGGCAACGGGGTCCACATCACCGTCCACGCCCGGCCGCGCAAGGACCTTCGTTCTGATGTAGCCCGCAACTACGAGATGCGCATGCTGGTCGCTGCCCTGGGCCGCACTGCCGCGCGTCTCCAGCCCATCCAGCTCAACGACTGGCTGCGCTGGGAGAACCGGGAGCAGTCGCTCAACCAGATGCACGGCTGGGTCACCAAGGAAGATCACGAGGCCCACCTCTCCGCCCTGGCTGGCTGGGAGCAGGTTACCGATCCCAAGGATCTCCCGATCGACGACGTCACAGGTGAGGCCTGGTGTCCCAAGCATGAGCAGGCCTTCGCCGACTGTTGCTGCATCGGCCCAGGCGAGCAGCATGTCCAGTACGAGGTGAAGAACGGCGTGCTGATGGCTTTTCCCATGGCGATGCACTGCTGCAAGTTCGAGCCCATCGAGTTGCGGGTAGCCCCGAGTCTCCGCATCGATGCCTGCGTTCTCCCGACGGACCAGGAGCGCTGGAGAGGCCGCAAGGACACGGAGTCCTTCATTCCAGGTCCCTCTTTGGTAGGCCTGTCCCTACAGGGGATTATTGCGGAGTGAATCGTAACTTTTCCGTTGGAGGGACCCATGGCGACCGTCGTTTCCGTCAACCACATCGATCTCTTTGACACCACACAGCTGGATGCGGAGTTCCGCGCCAGCAAGGAGCGTAAGAATGGCACCCAAAGCCGCACAGAAGAAGTCCCCAGCAGCTCAGAAGCTGGCCAAGCAGGGCGCACCAGTCACAGCACCGACCAAGCGGCAGGGTAAGGCCGTCCTGGCGCCGGTGGTCCCGATCACCGTGAAGTCCCTGGTCAAGCCCCGTCCCGCTCCGATCCCACTGGCAGCCGCTCAGCCTCACCCTGATCCGTCCAGCATTGCCCGCAAGGCAATGCAGTTGCGTCAGCAGGTCGGAAAGAAGGTCGATGGCTACGGAGCACCGGCTCCAGTCATCCGCAAGGTCGCTGAGTATCTCATCCGCTTCGAAGATGGCACGGTGTTGCACGCAGTTGGACCGCACGCCGACGTGCTCGTTCGTTTCACCGACGAGTGCAATTCGATCTGCCTCGCCGAGGGCAAGGCCTACTACGACGGCCCGGCCATGACGAAGTACACCCCCGAGGAGTGGGCGGCCCGGCAGCTGTAACACTCTTCCCGCACACTCAAGGCCCTGTCGCTCTGGCAGGGCCTTTCTACTATGCCAAGAGACATCACACCGCTTTATCAAGGCGCCTACGAGAAGACCTGTGGGCAGACCTGCGTCGCAATGGCCGCCGGCGTGTCCAGGGAGGCCGCGATCGCCGCCGTGGGCATGCCGGCAGGCACCTGGGGCGCCGACCTCAAGCGCGGGCTTGCCAAGCTCGGCATTCGTACCGGCAAGACGCGCACGCTGCGCCACAACGCGGGCGCACCCCAGTTCGGCATCGTCAACATCAACTACCGGGTCAACGGCCGCAAGGTGCGCCGCCCTGGCCACTGGCTGCTGGTGTGGGATGGGCTGATCTATGACCCGTTGCCCCCGGACCACGAGTGGCGCCCTCCGGGTGAGTTCATCTCCGGCTTCGACATCCTCGACATCGACTAGTTGGCGGAGGGAAGGGGGCCGCGCAACGGGGTTAGGAGGTTCGAGTGCCTACTGACTGTCAGTGGGTTCTCAATGATTGACCCGAGTACGTGGAACCTCTTAGATTCATGCCTATTCTGACTTAGTTGTGCCGTGAGTCTTTGACGGGTGTCCGGTAGGGTGTCATGCTCTTTCTACCTTCTTACATTGAGTAGTGCTTAAAGACTTTAAGTAAGTCTTAACTATTGAGTACCTCTTAATCAGTCAGTACATCTCTACGTGATGTACTGCTTTTATTAAGTACCTCTAAAGAGCGGGGTCCTCCCGCTCGATCCTTTGGTAGATCCAGACCATCCCGCATGCTCAGTCATGTGGCCGGTCACCGGCTCCAGAGGAGAACTATCTTGACCACCCCAAACGATCTTTCCCGGCTGCTCGACGAGGACACCAAGTCCGAACCGCGCAACCACACCTGGCTGGTGAGCTTCACGGCGAAACTGCCCTCCGACCTGCTCCCTGCCGAAGAAGGCATCTGTCCGAACTGTGGCGAAGAGCATGACCCCGAAGAGATGCGCATCGTCAACGATGAGGTCACCATTCTGGGCACCCTCGACGGCCAGGTCATCATCGACCGCGTGCGCGCCCGGGTCCTCGATCCGGAGAACATTCCCGTCCTGACGGATTTCTGTTTGACCGGCTTGAAGCACCTGGCCATGGCGGAGGTGTACTAGTGTCGACCGACCGTATCCTCGACCCCTCCCGCGAGCAGTTTGCCATCCGCGTGCCTGAAGGCGAGACCCGCATCGTCCTGGTCACGCCGGATGTGCCCTTGTTCTGCAACCACTGTCACGACACCGAAGCTCCTGAGTACCGCCTGCGGCGCGCCGCCGGCAAGTACATCGCCCTCTGCTTCAAGAACGGCGAGGGCTGCTGGGAGCGCACCACCGTTCCCCAGTGCGAGTACACCGACAACCAGGGTGTGCAGTGCCTGTTCGAGTCGGAATGGGAAGTTCGCTTCGGTAGTGACCAGCTGATGCGCACCAACCGCTGCGTTGCGCACGTGGGTCCCGCGCTGTGTGATGTCGGCGAGCACCGGGTCTTTCCGATCTAAGGGTTGGGCTCCTCCCGGACGTTCTGAGAGGCATCTCTCCCCAATTTCCCCTTTGTCTTTCCCCCTGTTATTTGTACCTGCCTTTCAAGTACCGGGCGGGAGGAATAGCGCACCAGCGCTGACCTCCCGCTCCCAACCCCTAAGGAAAACCCGTGTCCCAAGATACGAACCTCGGCTATCGCTCCAACTTCCCACTCACCAAGATCCTCGATCGCCTCTATCTCGGCGGCTTTCAGGACGCTCTTAACCTGCGCGGCCAGAACCCGCTCGGCATCACCCACATCTGCAACTGCACCAGCGAGAAGCTGGATCTGCCTCGTGCCAAGTTCAACATCATCCAGATGGACCAGCTGGACGGTCACGAGTGGCACACCCAGAAGCTCTACGGCGCGGTCGACTGGATCCACCAGGCCCTGCGGGGCGGCGGTAAGGTCCTGGTCCACTGTCATGCGGGTGCGAGCCGCTCCCCTACCCTGGTCGCCTGCTACCTCTACACCTGTGGCTTCGGCTTCTACGAGTCCCTCGATGAGCTGCGCAAACAACGGCCCATCATCAACCCGGCGCCGGCAATTGTGATCAGCGCCAAGCGGGCCTTTGGTATCACCCCTGTCGCATAGCACTCTGGCTCTGGAGGCACGAATGAGTCAAGTAATTAGCAAGGGTACGATCGCCATCTGTTCCCGTGGCCGCAAGGGCCTCGTCACATCGGACGGCCAAGTTGAAGTCAGCTACGAGGATGGCACGAAAGGCATGGCCTGGACCGGCGTGCATCTTGGCCCGGCAGTCCTCGGGCAGCCCTGGTCGAGCCGCAAACCCACCGCGTTGCAGCAGACAACGTCGCGTCAGTATCGCGCCATGATGGCGTTGCTTGACCGGCACACCCGCAACCTGCAGCCGCTGAAGAGTGTGGCATGCCAGAAGTAGGCCATCGCGAGATCGTTCACACCATGCGCGATTGGCGGCGGATCGAGGTCTTCGAAGGCGATGAATGGTTCGCCGACAAGATCGTCCACCGCTACCGCGACATCCAGGAGAAACGGGTCAACGGTGAGTGGGTTCTCGACAGCTCGAAGCTGTTGAAGCGGGTCACCGGCAGGTTCCTATGTGTCGGTGGTCCTCGCAATGGCGAGCGCCTGACCTTTGAGGAGTCCCGCAACACCAAGTACGTCTCCTTCAACTGCGCTGGCGATTACGGCCGGCGCGAAGGAATTCCCAAGTCTGTCTTTGCCTGGATCGAAAGGTAATCATGAGCGCCACCAAGATTGTGCCACTGGTCAAGAAGATGGACCGCTGGGAGAGCCACTTCATGCAGACGGCCATGCTGGCCGCGACTATGTCGGACGACCGTTCCACCAAGGTGGGCTGCGTCATCGTGAAGGAAAACGCCATCCTGGCAAGCGGCTGCAACACCTTTCCCCGCGGCTGCTACGTGAACGGTGAGGACCTGGAACCTCATCTGCAGATGAGGGAGTACATGGTCTCGGGAATCATCAATCCGGAGTCTCGTGCCAGGATACTGGCCCCTATCGAGGCCCGCCACGACAAGCCCGCCAAGTACCTCTGGACCGAGCACGCCGAGCGCAACGCCATCTACGGTGTTGCCCGCCGCGGTGGACCGGCCTTGCAGGGCTCTGCCATCTATGTGCCCTGGTTCCCCTGCGCTGACTGTGCCCGGGCCATCATCCAGTCCGGCATCTCCCAGGTAGTTGCCTACATGCCCGGCTTCGATCACCCCAAGTACGGCCCGGATTTCAAGGTAGCCGTCCAGATGTTCCGGGAGAGCGGGGTTGATGTTCGCTATGTGGAACGTCTGGAAGCGGCCAAGTAAGGCCGACACCCGCGACTTCTTCCTGCTGATGGGCTGCCAGTTCCTGAGCTACTTCATCTACAGTGTCAACGCCCGCGCCCTGGCGCAGGGCCGGATGGCGTGGACCTTCTTCACCGACCTGATCTTCGCCGCCGCCAACTACACCATCATCAAGCAGGTCAGCGAGAACAAATCTGCCATGGGCCGCCTGGGTTACGTCCTGGGCGGGTCTTTCGGCTCAGTTCTGGCCATCCTGCTGACAAAGAAGCTGTTCGGCCAGTGAGCCGCAAAATCCTATACTAGGAAGGGTCGTATGAGCACACCAGGGTTGATCCCCTCACCCGAAGACCTTTCTCCCTCCTGCACACCGGCACTTCCCGCCCCCAAAGTGAACATCAACAGCCTCATGGCTCGTGATGAGGACCTGGGGCTGACCACGGAAGAGCAACAGGAGCTGGAAACCTACCAATCTGCCCTCATCATCCTCGGCCCCGCCGCCGGCGCCGTCCTCGTGTGTCCCGGCAACCAGGACAACGTGGCGGACGAGGACAAGTGTCCCTACTCGTCCAAGTGCCCCCTCCTGCGCGCCCGCAAGGCGCCCGCGGATCGACTCTGCCCGATCGAACGCAAGATCGTCGAAGAGCGCTTCGGGGCCTGGTGCCGGGAGATGGAAACCGAGCCCGATACCCTCAACGAGTCCAACCGCGTCGCCATCTCTGATCTCTGCTGGCTCGACCTGCAGGAGCAGCGCTGCCTGCACATCGTCGACAAGGGCGAGCAGGCCCGGCTCACCGTTACCAACCCGAAGGATGTGCACCCCGAGACCCTGTTGCCTATCTCGTGGGAGAAAGTCATCCATCCGAACGTCGAGCTTTTGGTACAGCTGCAGACGCAGCGCAGGATGATCTTGAAGGATTGGATGCTCACTCCGGAACAACGCTGGAAGAAGGCGAAGGCGGAGAACAAGGGAACCGGGAAGGACCTGAGCAGCAAACAGTCCGCACGAGCGGACCTGCTGCGCAAGGGAACGGTTTCACCACAAGTTTAGCGATACCCCACACGGAGAGAAGGTTGCTCCGAATACGGGCCGGGAGGGTTCACTCTCCCGGCTTAGTTCTCTTACGAGGTAGCAATGTCGAAGCGCGAACGCGGCAGGCCAAGAGCAGGCGTCACCTACGAGCAGATTGCAGCGGAAGTGGCTGCAGGGCAGGATTTCAACCAGATCGCCATCAAGTTCAGCGTATCGCGCGACACTGTTGACCGGCGGATCAAAGAGCACACCGGAGGCAAGAAGGGCGTCAAGAGTGCCGCCCGCAAGGCTGCCACCAAGCGTGCCGCGGACAAGAAGGCCAAGGCCGCTCCGGTCAAGAGCCTCCATGCCCGCGCCATCCTGTCCGAGCGTTCGAAGAAGGCCGACTGGAGCGCGACGCCTGAAGATTGCATCGCCGATCTCCGCTTGGTCCAGGAAAACCACTCCGACTCGTTCATCTCACGCAACTACTACCGCGTGCACGGCAAGTACAGCGACAGTACCTGGAACTGTCATTTCGGCACGTTCGAGGAGTTCAAGCGGCGCGCTGGCCTGCAGCTCTCCCGCGGCCAGCATCACCTGGAGAAGAAGACCGCCCGCCACGCCGCCCTCGACGTCTATCGCCAGTTCTTCCTCGAAGAAGTGAAGCCCTGGGTCGGCAAGTACGAACTCAAGCAGACCGATGGCCGCATCAAGACCATGCTGATCGGCAGCGATCTGCATGATGTCGAGGCCGACCCGTTCGTCCTGTCTGTCTTCCTGGACACCGCCAAGCGCGTGCAGCCGGATGTGATCGTCCTCAATGGCGACATGTACGACGAGTACGAGTTCTCCCGCTTCGACCAGGATCCGCGGCAGGTGAACATCCGGGCACGTTACGACTTCGTGCGCGAGCAGTTCTTCAAGCCCTTGCGCAGGATCTGCCCGAATACGCAGATCGATTTCATCATCGGTAACCACGAACAGCGCATTCTGAAGCTGCTCGCCGATCGCTCTCCCGCCATGAAGGTCCTCGTCGACCTGATGGGCGTCACCTTCTCGCAGCTGCTCGGGCTGGACGACTTCAGGATCAACCTGATCTGCAAGAGCGACTTCGCGGCGTACAACGCCAAGGAGATGCACGAAGAGGTCAAGCGCAACTACAAGAAGTATTACGAGACCGTGATCGTGAACCACTTCGGCGACGAAGGGTTCGCCATGTGCTCAGTCGGAGGCCACACCCACAAGCCCAAGCTCAGTTCGACGGTCAATGAAGTGATGGGCCCCATCTGGGCGCTCACCACCGGCGCGATGGCCAAGGTAGATGCGGAGTACGTCCCCGGCAAGACCAACTATCAGCAGTCGTTTGCCCTCGTTCACGTCGACACCTGGAGCCGCCAGGCGCTGCCCGAACACATCATGTTCACGTCACGCATGGCAGTTGTCGGCGGGAAGTTCTACTTCCGGCCCGAGCCGGAAGAAGAAGCGCAGCTCGCTGCGTAGGAGCCGTCCCATGAACTCGTTCCGCGTCATCGAGGGTCAGATCGTCGAAGACATCTCCCCCTCCCAGGTACCACTCTTCCACCGCGCTGCATGGGAGATTGCTGAGAAACTCTGTACGAACGGAAAGGCCGACGTCACCAAGGTCTTCGACATCCTCGATTCGTACTTCCACATCCCGCCCGGCCAGCCTTCCCGTTAGCAGAAAGACAATCTGATGCAGGCCATGAATATCTTCGTGGACGCAACCCAACAGCGCACCTTCAAAAGGCGCGCTGTTGCTGCGTTCCATAAGGACAAAGAGTATATGGAGGCTATCTTCGTCCGCCGGGGCGTTGGTGAGTTCCACGTCGTCAAGTTCATCAAGCTCAAGCTGCTCAAGCAGGGTCCCGAGATCGTCGACTCCGACGACGTCGAGTACCAGGCGCTGAAGAACGAGGCCAAGAACCTGGGGCTCGAGTTTGGCACCGTCCACACCCATCTCTACAACGACTCGGCTCCCTCGGAATGGGACCACAAAGAGAGCGTTGGCGAAGCCCTGGTTGGAGTCTGCTCCGTCTGGACCGACGAGAAGACGCAGAAGACCCACAGCCGTATCGACTTCTGGCAGCCTCAACTGCCCTGCAAGCTGAATGTTGTTCCCTCGAAATAGGTGACCATGACCACATCCCCTCTGCGGACCTCTACCCAGGTCCGCCCCTCCCCTCTTGTCCGCGTCCCGACCAAGGTCATGAAGACCGGCGTCAGCAACTTTACCCCCGGGACGGCGACCTTCAGTCCCCGCGCCAGTGGCTCTCGCAAGCTCCGAGGGGTCTGATCCCTATACTAGATAGCTTTTAGGAGATCAATAATGGTATCGATTCCAGCTAACAGAGCACTCAATATCCTCGACAGTGGGATGACGAAAGCCGCCTCCATGTGGAATTCGGCAGGCGCATCAAGGGCTGCAGGCATCGCCCGACAAGTTTCCAGTGGCATGCACCTGAAGAGTTCCGGGTTCGCTCTTGCAGCGGGCGCGGGCGCCGCGGCAGGTGGCGCGGCCGGTTACGCAGCCAGCGATGGCGATATGAGCGGAGCAGCCAAGGGCGCGGCCCTGGGTGTACTGGGCGTCGCCGGTTTCCGCGGCATCCAGTCTGCCCGTTCCAGCTATAACGGCGGCCTTCTTCGCGATGGCGTAAGTTCAGCCAAGAGCTGGGCTTCCGGAAAGTGGCAGAACGGCATGCTGCAGGCTCGTCTGGGCGCAATGGAATTGGAGCAGCGCAGCACCAGCGCCGCTGTGACGGCGGGGTCCGTAGGCAAACGGATGAGCAGCCGCGGTGCGGCAGAAGCCGATCGCGCGTTCTGGCGTGCCAATCCGAACGGGTAAACCATGACCGATCCCGTCTTTGCCGGCACCAAGGCAGCGCAGTTCCTGAAATCCAAGGGCATCTTCGTCGCCGCCGCGGCCGCCGGCGCCGGCGGCATCGCCATTGGAGCGGCACGCGGCAGCAGTCAGCATCAGGACGCTTCACCCACCACTCGCGCAGGCCTGGCGGCTCATCATGCGGTTGGCGCTGGCCTGATTCTGGCCGGAGTCGGAGCTGGAGTCTACGCCGCCAAGGGAACGCTTTGGAAGGGCGGCTACAAGGCCGCGACCGGTGCTGTCGAAGCGGGAGGCAAGTCCTTTACCGCAGCGACCCGGGAAACGGGGATAGCCAATACCTTTCTGAAACACCCCATCGTTCCTACCGCGATCGGTATGGGACTCGGCGGGCTCGTCGGGGCCCAGATGGACAAAGACAATCCCGCCGCGGGCGCCGCGATGGGGATGGTCGCAGGCGGAGCTGCAGGTCTGGCACTGCGTAGCGGCCGGAACATGGCCAAGAGCTGGAGCAAGACACCTCGGGTTGGCAAAGCAGCCTTGATTGCCGGCGCAGCGATCGGCGTTACTGCAGCAGCGCACGCTTTCACCCACGAACAGTCTTATGCCGCTGATGACACCGCCGTAAGCGATGGCCGCGGCAGCTACGAGGCAACCGCGGGACCTCGAGAGCGGATGCAGTCGATGAATGCGACAGGATATCTGGTCTTCGGTCTCAACGCGCGTAGGCACTAATGCTCCTGAACCAGGCATCCCGGGATGGACTCAACGGAGCAGCGCAGTCGATGCGCATGGCTCCGTCGCGTGCGTTCTGGTCAGGCATGAAGCTGAGCGGTATCGGAATCGCCGCGGGCGTCCCGATGATCGCGTATGAAGCAGGGCATGCCCAGAGGGGCGAGGTTTTGCCCACCGCCCTGGGCCGCACCGTAGGCCTGATGACCTTCCCCGCGCTCAGCGGCGCGCTCGCCGCCGGCGGCGCGATGGCGGCCACCGCGCTAGGTCTCTCGGTCCCGGGCATTGGAGCCTTTGCCGTGTTGGCTTCGATCTACCCCGACGTGATGATCGGCAATTCGATCAATCGCAGCATCCGGTCTCTCACCGCGGCCGGGCGCCAGGTTCACCACCTCGAGTTCGGTGGCAGCTTCCAGGACACCGACACCGCGCGCCAGATGCGCAACTACGCCCTTTACGAGATGAGCGGAGCCACCTCCGCCTCCCGTCGTTACCTGGGACAGGAAGCTGCCCTGATGCACCGATAACAGTCTTCGACTCGAAGAGCGGATTCATAGCGGTTTTCGACCGCCGATAACGCTTTTCGACCAAACCCTTCAAATTGGAGTTCCTACTCATGGGCGACTACCTGGATTTCAAGCGCAACGTGCTCAATACCCCTCACCCGATGTTCGGGGCGATGCCTCCTGGCTTTGGCGTAGGCGACCTGCCTGCGCGGTATGACGACGGCTTCCTCGTGTTCAACGCTGTCACTGGCGACCAGACATCCGCAGCCATCCCTGTCGATGCCAACGCGATCGAGCTGGTGGCCACCTTCAGCGACCTGCACACCGGTTGCACGATCACGGTGTTGGCGGCCGACGGCGTGACTCCGCTGGCAGTCTTCCCCGGGGTAAGCACGCTCAAGAGCAGCAACCTCTATGCCGGCTTTGCCGAGAACAACCAGCTGCTCGGCGGAGGTTCGTTTCTCTTCGCCGTATCCGCATGGTCTGGCACGGGAACCCTGACGTTGAAGGTTCGCCGCACCGGCTAATACAGGACAACTTGTGAGCACTGGATTCGTTCCGTTGGCCGATCTTGTGGCCGGTCTTCCTGAGGAAGATCGGTCCTTTCTCGCCAACGCCATCAAACGCGATCAGAAAGAACACGCCGAGGGCAGCGACAAAGCTGGCATCATTCGGCGGATGCAGTGCGCCCAGTGCCAGAACTGCCAGGAGCACTACCGCACCAAGCATCCAGGCAAGCCCTTCGTCATCAAGTGCTTTGGCGTCTACGACACCCCTGACTATGAGGCGGCGAAGGTGCGCATGCACGCCGACGGCGAGGAGATGTCGATCGACGAGATCCGGGAGATCTATGACCCCGCGTTCTGGGGCTCACGCCACATCGTCGTCAAGAATGACGACGGCGACATCGTCTCTTTCATCCCCCGTTTCTACCAGGAAGAAGCTCTGCGCTGCACCTCGCCACGCAAGATCGACCGTTGGGGCCGCGGCCTGGGCAAGACCATGAGCGGCGTGGTGGAGGAGATGCACTTCCTCTGCAACAACAAGAACACCCAGACCCTGGTGCTCTGTCCATCGGCCGCGCAAGCTCAGTTGTGGTGGGATGAGATCAACTTCCAGGTCGAGAACTCGCCGACCCGTGAGTTCGAGATCTTGCAGAAGAAACAGCAGCCGTACGCCATGATCCGCTTCGGCAATGGCTCGGTCCTGACCATCTTCACCGCCGGATCGAAGTCCGGTAAGGGCGCTGACTCCATTCGATCGCAATCCCCGCGCCGCATCCGGCTCGAGGAGCAGGACTTTCTCGCCGACAAGGATTACCAGGCGATCATGCCGCTGTTGCGGCGCTTCAAGAACGTCACCTTCCACGGTTCCTCGACGCCGACCGGCAAGCGCGAGATGTACTGGCAGATGTGCAACAAGCTGGCCGAGTACCAGGAGTTCTTCCACCCGGTCATGGATCACCCGGACTGGGGCAGTGAAACTCTCAATGAAGAGGCCTGCTTGGCCGAAGCCAAGACCATGGACCGCTATCGCCATGAGTGGCTGGCCGAGTTCGGCGATCCCGAGGCCGGGCTCTTCAAGAGCGCCTTCGTCGACGCGGCGATGATGCCGTTCACCATGCGGTCTTCGATGTACTCCCCGGACAAGAACCATGTGATGGGCATCGACTGGAACGGCAAAGGCACCGGCACCCGCATCGTGGTCACCCAGTACGATCCTTCGACCCGCAAGCGGAGAGTGGTGCATCACGAGACCATCGACGACCCCAAGTCGACGACCCGCAAGTCCATGGCCCGCATCGTCGAGATCAACAAGATGTGGCACTGCGACTACGTGTACGTGGACGCGGGGTTCGGCTTTGTCCAGGACGAGTTGATCAAGGAGATCGGCGTCGCCGCCGGCACCTTCGACCCTGACACCGCCAAGCTGAAGTACATCAAGGTCATCGACTTCGGCGCCAAGCTCGAAACCAACGCCATCGTCCCCAACCGGGACCCCAATTCCAAGTACCTGGCCGATCCGAAGGACGACATTCTGAAGCGCCGCACCAAACCCTTCATGGTTGAAGGCATGGTCATGGCCTTCGAAGCCGGCCTGGTCGAGATCTCGCGCGAGTACAACACCCTCGAAGAGCAGCTCCGCGGCTACCGGGTCAAGACCTGGACCAAGGGCGGCGCAGCCGACACCTACATCACCGACTCCGAATCTGGCGACCATGACCTCGACGCCTGCATGCTGTCGATGCTGGGGATCGAGCTGAACTACGGCCTCTGGCACACCAAAGAATCCATCCGGCGTTTGGTACAGATCGCGCACGTGTCAGGCTGGGGACTGCCGGCAACTGTGGTCAATACCCAGCCGGCGGCAGCGGACGATCCAGAACAGAGTCCAGCCGCGCGGATTGAGCAAAACCGGCAACTCCGCCGTCAGGCGTCCGGGGTTCCTTCCCGCGTTACTGCTGCCCAGACGGGAACATCGCTGCAGGAGAAATACCGGCTGATGTACCTCTCCAAGGGCAGCTACATTGCCGCCCCCACCGGAGGCGGCGCTGCCAGTTCCAACGGACGCGTACCCTCCCGGACCGGAGTCTTCCAGGGAGCCTCGCGGGGAGGTTCGCAGTACGGCAACCCGCAGACTTCCCGGACTCGATTCAGGAGCTACTAAATGGCGAACGGCGATACCCAGAACAACATTGCCGCGGACACCGCAGCGAGTTACGACAAGCCGATCGCCGTGTCGGTCATCAACAAGCTGGAGAAGTTCCCGTTCATGCAGGAGCTGGCCTACAACGGCATCCTGGAATTCCTGAAGCAGGGCTTCCTCGGCCTGCAGGACTTCTTTGAGGAGATGACGGTGTACTCGAGCGTCAGCACCCTGCTCAAGGCCGCCTGGAGTCTGATCGTGCATCGCGCGCCTCTCAACCTCGATGTGGAGCGGAATCTCTACACCACTGAATCCCTGGGAACGGTCGGTCTGGCCTTCCAGAGGATGATCGGCTACGACCAGGTCTTCGCCGTGGATCCTGACGACCTGCAGGACGCGACCGGGTCTTCAGTCGTTTCCGCCAACCTCCCGAGCGCCTAATGTCCTTCGATTCGATCAAGTTCGCGTACACCCCGCCGCCTACCGTTCCCGCGACGATCCCAGTCAATTCTGTTCAGCAACCCGGTCTGTTCATGAACCCCGGACAGACGAATTCGCTGAACACGTCAGTGGCAGGACAGTTGATCGCCAGAGCCAAGGAGCTGCTCAATGCCAATCGGTACCTTCAGGATGTGATCCTGGCGCGCAGCCAGGGATTGGGCGTGGAGTTCGATCCCGCCGTCGACCCCAGCACGGCGCAGTCGCTGGAGATTCTCTACCCGAACCAGATCGTCCCGACTTCGCTGACCGTCAACATGTACGGCCGGATGCTGGACGCAGAACTGGCCGCGCTGCAGATCGACACCGCGCTTGGCACCAACAGCGCCTGTGAAGTCAACGCCTTCCAGGCGGCGGCTGTGAGCCAGGTGGCTCAGGCAATTGAGAACGGCTTGCTCAACAGCGGCAAGTTCCAGTACCAGCTGCCCCTGCTGCTCCGTCAACTCAAGGGAGATACCGCCCTCTTCAACACCGTAGCGACCGAACTGGCCAGGTACCCCGTGCTGGCGGCGCCGGCGGCGTCGCTCACGAGCGGCAAGCCGAGCTTGATCTCGGTGCGCGGCCAGGACGTGTCGCCTGCCCTGTCGTCCATCATGAACGACGCGTTTGACTCATTCCAGAGTTCCTACGCTTCGGTCTATCAGCTGGCGGCAACGACGGGTGTCATCGACCAGGACGTCAACAACGTCCTGAACCAATACTTCATCGAGCCGGCCGCGAACCTGATTCGTATGACGGCTCTGTTCGACTCGCTGATCGGGTTTGCCCATCTCCCGCGGTTGAAGTCAGTGGTCAACGGGCTCACCGGCTACGCCTTCATGATGCTGATCGCCGAGGCCTCCACGATGGAGTTCATGGCCGATCGGTTCATTCAGACCGCAATCATGCCGCTCCGCCAGATCACCAGCAACATAGGCGACATGGTCAAGCAGGTACAACTTGCAACTGCCCTGGTGGGTCAGGCTGCCGGCGGCGTCAAGCAGGCCTACAACCACACCACCGGCGGTCTGAAGGGAATGTCCTTCGGCTACAGTTGCGGACTCCCGCACAACGCGGCGGCTCAGAAGCCGGCCGTTCCGGAAAGCGTTTGGTCCGTTCCTGGCGTTGGCAAGATGTCCCAGGGCCTGACCGCCCTGGCCACCCATCTCGACTGGGCACAACACGAAGGCATGAAGAAAGCCAGCCTGGTCCAGGAGTCGTTTCAGAAGCTCCTGCAGCGCCGTGTTGGCGACATGAACACCCAGCTGGACCTGATGTGTAGTACCCAGGCTTTGAACACGCTCACCCAGCTCGCGCGATCCGTCCTCTCTTTCACCGGATCCGCGGCGCCCGTGGGCGGCACCCAGACCATCAGTCAGATGCAGGCCGTCACCCAGATCATGAACGGCATGCAGTCCGCCACCGGATCCTCTTATGTTGTCGTGAACAGCCAGATGCAGGCCGTTCCTCCTTCCGTTCCCGCGCCACCGAGCAGCGTCCAGACCACTCTGGTCAACGGAGGCCTGACCCTCGTCGCCACTTCGGCGGCCGTCAAGGCACCCACCCTTGGAGCAAGCTAATGCCCAGCAAGACCGCTAACCAGATGAAAGCAGACCGTCTTCAGATCCAGGAAACGTATCGGCTCACCCGCCTCATGGCATTCACGGACGGCACGCTGAAGAGCGCGTCGAAGCCGATCGCGATGCGGAGGACGGTTGCCGGCAAGCAGATGGAGCCCAACATCAAAGGGCTCGGCGATCGTACCGCTTCGTACACCGGCGGAACCTTCCAGCCGCGGGAGATCCCGACCGGAGCACGCCACGTCACCGATGCCCAGATGCGCGCCTGGAAGACGACCGTCGACAGCGGGATGAAGATCGCCGATGCCGGGAAGATCATCAACCCGGACATCACCCGGATCAAGCAGGCCAAGGCGGCCGACTACATCGGCACCTATTACATGTGGAATGGGGTCCTGCAGCCGGAATACGACATGCGCGAACCGCATGCCATCGTGGACACCGAAGTCTATGTAAAGCAGATGGTCCACCGGAAGCTGGCGCTCGCCGCCCGCGCCGGCTACGAGATCATGAGCGACCGGGATGAGGACGCTGAGTACATCCAGCACCGCATCGACGTCATGGAGTTTGTCTCGGAGCGCAGTTTCCCCAGCCTGCTCAAGGGCATTCTGTACAACCTCTTCACCTGCTCCAACTGCTTTGTTCACAAGCTGCGCAAGGAAGATGCGTCCCCGGTTCCCCGCAAGAAGGGGATGCCGGCGCCGGTCGCCGCCTATTCGATCATCCCGGCCCACACCATCCAGCCCTACCTCGAGCATGGCCGGATCGTGAAGTGGCGTCGCTTCTTCGACTCCGCCGTTCCGTGGCAGGACATCCCGGTCGAAGACATCATCCACTTCAAGTGGTCCTCCGATCTCAAGGCTGGCCACATCTATGCCACCCCGCGCACGATCGCCGTCCGCGACGACATCTTTGCGCTCCGCCGCTTGGAAGAGAACGTCGAACTGCTGTTCATCAACCACTTGTTCCCGTTGTTCCACGTTCAAGTGGGCACCGCGGAAGCGCCTTGCACCTACGGCGACAACGGCGAGTCTGAGATCGACCTGGTCCGCTGGCAGATCGAGAACATGCCGAAGGAAGGCGTCTATGTCTCGGACGAGCGCGTCAAGATCAGCGCCGTCGGCGCCGAAGGCAAGTCCCTCGACTTCTCCCCACTGGTAACGCACTACAAGAGCCGCGTCTATGTCGGGCTGGGCATGAGCGCCATCGACATGGGCGAAGGCGCGGACGCAACGCGCGCCACCGCCGACAACATCTCGCAGAACCTCAAGGATTCGATCAAGGCCGATCTCGATGACCTGGCCGATCAGATCCGGATGTTCATGTTCCGCGACTGGTTCATGGAGGCGAACTACTCGACCTCCGTGCAGAAGGGCGTGGCCCGCACCTTCATCCGGTTCCACGAACTGGATCTCGACAACCGGATCAAGGAAGAGACCCACGTCCTGGCTCTCTTCAACTCCCACCTCATCACCGAGGATGAAGCCCGCAAGCGCCTGAAGTACAAGGCGATGACTCCGAAGGATCGGGGCAACACCCACTTCAGCCTGCATGTGGTGAAGCTTGAGAAGGAGATTACCAAGTTCAAGACTGCCTCGACCCTCGAAATCAACGCCGCCAATGTCGACAACGAAAAGAAGATGGCAGGCACCCAGATCAAGCTGATGGAGGCGCAGGCCAAACTCTCCGAGACCAAGACCGGTCACGAGGAGCAGAGTCTCGCCGCCCAGGCCAAGCATCTGCCTGTCATCGCCAAGGCCAAGGTAGCGGTGGCGAATGCTACCGCGCGCAAGGGCGCCGCCGGCGCGCCGCGCCGCTCAACCGCCAAGAAGACGACGCAGACCGCGGCCGCCGTCTCGAATAAGATGCGCCCGACCAACCAGCACGGCAGCGGCCTGGGGCCGACCAAGGCTAAGTCCAGCCGTGAATCCTTCATGGGCGAGTTGTACGAAGGCTTGCTGCTGGCGCGCGAGGACATGATCAGCGATGGACAGTCCGCGCCGAAACAGTGGCAGTCGGTCAGTTCGGAAGTGGTAGATCAGGTCCTGGACCGTATGGAGAAAGCTGAAATCACCGGTTCGGGTGGTGATTCCTATACTAGACAGGTGAGAGATGGACTTAGCCGATTGAAGGCCATGATCGCTGAGACCTCTGACCCTGAACTTCTCTCTGTCCTCCTTCGGGAAGGCATCGAGGAAGAGGTAGTAGACGATGTCGAACTTCACGACGCACTTGCCAGTTAGGGAGATCAACCCCACCGGCATTGTATCCGCACCGCTGGAGACCGCGCTTGCAATGGGCGCCGGGGCAATGTTCCAGAGTCCGGTACAGGTATCCCAGATCCCCGCAGGCGGTTCTTTCCTGCTCGAGATCCCCCTCAACGTACAGAACTAACTGCAGTCGACGCCGGACAAGAACTACGTTACCCGGGTGACTGACAGTTCGTCAGGAAGAACAAGCCGACATGTCCAACGAGCGACGCTGGCTCAAGGTCCGCGACTTTCTGACATTCCGTCCGAAAGAGGTCCTTGAGGATAAGAAACACTTCTTCGAGTGCAAGGACTCTACCTCCGAGACAGGCAGTAGCCTGCTCGTGCGCGTCAACGCGACGCACGCCGGTCTGGTCACCGGCAACCGCAAGTTTTACCGTCCTGATTTCATGCAGGACTCAGTCCACACCTGGCTGCCGAAGCACAAGCCGGCGCTTCCAGTGTTGCGTGGACACAGTGAGGATGGCGAGGTTCTGGGCCGCGTTCGCGAGGCCAAGTACATCGATGACTCCTGGCAGTATGCGAAGGACTATCCGATCCTCAAGGATTCGGTCTTCTACAACCGGGATGCCCGGTCCAAGAAGGTAGGTCTCTTCAAAGCTGTCGACTGGATCACCGACAATCTAGTCCCCCTGTCCGACTACCGTGGTCTGGGCCACATCGAACTCGGCCTGACCATCACCAATCCGGAAGCGATCAAGAAGATCCTCCGCGACGAATACCTTTGCGTTTCGGCCGGTGCCATCACCGACGAGGCAATCTGCTCAATCTGCCACACCGATTGGGCTTCGAACGATAAGTGCGAGCATCGCCCTGGGCAGCTCGTTGATGGCCGCCGGATGTTCATTATCTCCGGTCGCTTCCGCTACGAGGAACTCTCCTTCGTCAACTTCGGCGCCGATCCATTCGCCGCCGTGAAGACCAAGGAATTGAAGGACTCCCTCGAGAAGATGTTCTTTCTCGGCTTGCCGATCGGAGACCAGGATCACATGGTCGAGGCGGGCCTCAAACTGACCGACAGTCTGTATGAGTCGGACATCCAGATTCATTACGAGGAACCCGAGATGACGATCGATTTGGCTGCCCTTGAGCAGACCATCAAAAGTGCCGAACTGACCGCGACCGATGCCTTTGCGGTGCGCGACCAGCTCCTGGCCTGGACCCCGGAATCGGAAGACGACAAGAGCGCCAAGCGCAGCTTGCAGTCGACCCTGACCGCCAAGATTCGTAAGAACAGCTGGAAGCAGGACACTCCTGTTACAGTGACCGACGCCGTCGCAGCTCCTTCCGCGGAAGAACTCGCCACCGTCGATAAGGTCAAGGATGCAGTTGATGCTGCCGCCGTCGCCGCCGCCGTCACCGAGTCCGAGACTCCGGCAACGGAAGTCAAGGACAAGGTCGAATGCTTTGCCTGCAAGGCGAAGTTCACCAAGGACAAGATGGGCGTCACTTCCGACGGTGAGAATGTCTGCGAAGAGTGCAGCGAGAACATCAAGGACGCCAAGAAGGCAACCGACGGTGTTGTCAAGATCAGCGATGAGCTGAAGGCCCTCGCAGTCGGCGTCAAGTTGCTCGATGCCGAAGAGAAGGCCGAGCCCACCGAAGAAGCCAAGTCGATTCTCGGTTGCTACGAGACGCTGGACAAGTTGCACGGCAATGCGAGCCAGGAACTGCGCTGGAAGATGGAAGACCTTCACGGCTCCATCGGCGAGCGTTGGGGCAAGGATCGCTGGGTCGAGTACGCGAAGTCCACGCTGGCCAACCACGTCAAGGACTCCAAGCTCGTCTCCAACGACGAGCTGGCGCTCAAGGATGAGGCTGTCGTCACCCAGGAAGCCGAGATCACCAAGCTCCAGGGCACGATCACGATCAAGGATCAGTCGATCGCCAAGTTCTTCAACGACTCGAAGCTGAGCATGGCCACCACCATCGTCATGGCCAGTGTCCTGCGCCAGAAGGACGGTTTCACCGGCCTGGATGGAGCCAAGATCCAGGACAAGATCAGCGAGTACGCGAAGCGGCATATCACCAGCCTGCGCGACTCCGTCGCCGACATCCTGAATGAGCTGCAGTGGGCCAAGCCCGTTGTAGCCGCACCGGAGGCAGCGGGCAAGGACCCGGCCACCACGGTAACCGACAACGCGCATGTAAGCGAGTCCGAAGGGTTCCACCCTGAAGCGCAAATTCCGGAACTGAAGGCGCAAGACGCCCAGAAGCTGAACCGGATGCTCTCTTACATCACCGACGAACCTGCACGTACCCGGCTGATTGCGGATGTGCGGTGGGGTCGGACGAAGCTCAGCTAACTCAGCGTTAGCACAAGGAGATTCACCATGGCTTTTGACGTCAATAACCAGTACACCGGCAAGATGTTCGGCAACGACCGGTGGCCCGGTCACACCACCCCCGATCTCGAGGCTTCCGAGCCCATTCGGCCGTGGCTGCCCGTTCCCTACCCGGCGCCCTACCTCCCGGCTCTGCGCCAGGATGCGGGTCATCCCAAGTTGGCTTCCGTTGTCCTCAGCTCGCAGCATCTCGTGGGCCAGGACAAGAGCGGCGCATTGGTTCCCGCGGGCCTGTTCTGCGGCGTCACCCCCGGCGCGTCGAACAAGTATTGCATCCTGCAGTACAGCTCCGGCCTGGCCGATGAGTTCACCGTTGACCCGCGCACCGGCGGACCGGTAACTCCTGGCGACCACGTGTTGCTCGCAGCGCCGTCCGATGCAGCTCCAGGGAACATCACGCTGCCCAACGGCACCGTGGTTGTGATCTCGCAGCCCGACATCGACTTCGCCCATGCCTGTAACCTCTTCCCGGCTGTGCAGTCCGGCACGACCCCCACGGGCGTGGCTGGCGCGCCGGTTGCCTACTCCTTCGGAGTAGCCCGTCCCATCGGCGTCGCAGTGCGCAACGTGCTCCAGTACATCGGCGGCGTGAAGGTGCTCGACACGACTCTGGTCGGCGGCATCCTGTATCGCCTCGAAGGCATGGTTCCCACCGGCTTCCAGGTCAACAACTACATGCACGAGATGGGCACGGCCATCCAGACCCAGTACGTGCTGCGCGTGCCATGGATCGGCGCAACCCCCGGCACTCTGCAGGGCTTTGCGACGACCGACAACATCCGCGGCTATGTCCAGGGTTACGGACGCAGCTTCGCCCACTACACCGGCGCACCCCAGGTCGGCAACGGCGTCACCTTCTCCCAGCAGACCGGCGATTGCGGCAACTACTCCGACTTCGACGCGACCAAGAACACCCCGGTCGATCTCATCGGACGCATCATCGGCGTGCTGAACATGATCCAGAAGGTCGGGTACTCGAACCGCATCAAGACCCTGTGGGATCCGTCCCGCATGGTTGGTCCGACCAACAACCCGAACCCCGCGTCGATCATGATGGGCGGTTCCGCCACCGGCGGTATCCCGTACGACCTGTCTCTGACCACGGACGGCATCTACAAGGCCTCCCTGATCCAGAAGACGGCCGCTCGCCCGGAGTACGGCACCTACGTCCTCGTTCGCGTCAACCTGTAAGCCGACCGAACCAACAGTTTGTTCGTGTGGAGATTGCCCGTGCCGCAGATCGTGATTACCCAGGGTCAGGCGTACCTGAAGGGAAACGGTCTGCGGTGCATGGCTCCCCGCTATGACGACGCCACCTGCAAGTGCAACACGCTGGTGGTGAAGAAGAACTCGGCCGGTGAACTATCCGGGGCCTTCCAATGCCCCGAACGCCGCTGCCGCCAACACATCGAGGTTGAGGTTCGGCCCTAAACCGAACCCCTTCGTGAATCCAGCTCCACAAGAACACCCGCACGGTCCCGCGCGGACCAGCTCGCCCCAGGAGGGTATTTTCACCATGGCAAAGAATAAGCAGACACCGGAAGAGTTCCAGGCCGAGCTGAAGCTTCAGGACCGGTTCGCGACCATTTTCCGCAGCAATGGGTACGATCCCGAGACCGGCGACCCGATGGATATCAAGGACGCTCTGGATGTTCAGAACGCGGCCTTCATGATCCCCCGCGCGCTGACTCAGATCGTGCAGGAAGGCATCGAGCCGATGCTCATCGGCACGAACCTGCTCCAGAAGGTCCAGTACAAGCCTGGAATGACGACCGTATTCCCCGCCATCGAGCCGCTTCGCGCGGACGAAGCCGGCGACGGAATGGATCTGCCGATCTACAACATCAACATCGGTGGAGCACAGTCGTTCGGTGTGACGGTCAAGCGGCACGGTCTGCGTCTCAAGATCGCCAAGCGCTTCGTCGACGAGTCCAGCTACCCCTGGATCAACTTCTGGCTGCGCCTGGCCGGCAACGCTCTCGCCCGCCACAAGGAAGAGTACATCTTCGACTTCATCACGCGCCTCGGCACGGTTGTCTTCGACAACGACGTCAACGCACGTATGACGTCCAACACCGTCGGCCAGCCCATCAAGGGCGTCACCACGGGTCGCGACTACAAGGGCAAGCTGAACGGCTCCATGACGGTCGACGACATCTTCGATATGTACGCGGCTGTTCTCTTGAACGGTTTCGTGCCCGACACGATGCTGGTCCATCCAATGGCGTGGCTCATGTGGGTAAAGGATCCCGTGATCCGCGAGTTCGCGATCCAGGCGGGCGGCGGAAGCTTCTTCGCTCAGTGGACCGGAAACCCGGCTGTCCAGGGCAACAAGTTCTACAACAACGGCGGCCTCGGCCTCGGTACCGGCCAGACCGGCCAGTACACCAACGGTCAGCTGACCGGTGGGGAAGTCTCCAACGCCACGTCCGGCAACTACCAGAACATGAGTTCGGCACCGCAGCTCCCCGGTTACCTCGGCCTGCCCTTCCGCATCCTGGTCTCGCCGTTCGTCAAGTTCGACCCCGAGGATCGCACGACCGACATCCTGATGTTCAACAGCCGCAACCTCGGCGCCTTGATCGTGGCTGAAGAGCCCCATGTCAAGAGCTGGGAAGATGGCCAGTTCAACATCCAGAACATGTCGATCGAAGAGACCTACGGCTTCGGCATCCTCAACGAAGGCCAGGCGATCGCGGTTGCCCGCAACATCAAGGTCCGCCCGAACGAGTTCACCATGCCGGCGCGCACCGTGTTCAACCTGTCGGAGGCGAACAACACCTTCACCGATCTGGCAACGGCAGCGATCTTCGATGCGGCGAACCCGCTCAACGTCAACGCCTAACCTCAACGCAACATCTTCCCGGAGGCGGACGGTCAACACTGATCGTCCGCCTCGTGTGGTTTCGAGGCCCTCCATGTTATCCAGCCTTTGGTAGTCCGCTCCGCCCTTCCACAATCAGGGGTGGAGGCATACTTCATGTCCAATTTGATCGTGATGCCTGGTTCGAAAGAGTTCAACGAGACTCTCGCCACCAAGACATCTCCCGCCAAACGCCGCACCGCCCCGAAGATGCCCGAGGACCTGACTGGCAAGACGCTGATGTTGAACACAGCGGTGATCCAGCAGTTCCAATGCGGTGGCTTCCACCTGGGCTCCCGCCATCCCTTTGCCATCGTGGGCCCGCAGGCCCAGCAGGCGCCGCTGCACATCGCCCTGGCTGCCGGCAACCTCATCGACATGACCGGCAAGGACATGACCAAGGGCTACAAGGGCAAGGGCGGCGAGACTTCCGCGATCGCCGAGGAAGATACCGGCAAGCAGGTCTTCATCGCCACCGACGGCCGCGGCAACCTTTACATCGCCGCGCCCAAGTCGAAGGCGGAAGGCAAGCGCTTTGAGAAGGAGATCCGCAGGACCGGGACCCTCAAGAGCGTGAACTTCGACGAGCATGTCACTGGCTTCGCTGGTGGCATCACCGAGGAAGTCGTCGAGAGCAGCCTGCCCGCCAAGAAGCCCACCAGGAAGCCCACCAAGAAACCGGCGCAGAAGAAGCCAGCCACCAAGCCGAGCAAGACGAAGGCAAAGAAGAATGTCAGCTCCAGTAGTCGTAAGCGTAGACCCGGGAAATAGCGAGACCGACGTCGTTCTGGGTCAGGCCCTCATCGTCACCTTTGACCAGGTGATCGATCCGACCACTCTGAACGACAGCACCTTTTCGCTGACCTACCCCGCATCGATCCAGGTGGTCAATGCGTCGCAGCTCATCTCAGGCAAGCCGGAGTCCTCGACGGTTGCCGTCGACGGCACCTGGTCCCTCGCCACGGTGGCGGGCGCTACCGTCGCCACCTTCCAGCCCACCCGCGGGTTCCAGCAGAACACCCCGTATACCGCGATGCTGTTGGGCGCCGACGCTTCCCTCTCCACTGAGGATCTCAAGAACCTCGCGGGCGAGTCGATGGCGGTCAGCTACCAGTGGACCTTCACGACGGGCGTGCTCGATCTGCTGATCCCACCGTCCACTTCTCCCCTGGTCGACGACAACCGCGCGATCCAGTTGGACCAGATCCGCATCGTTCCCCGCATTCGCCTGAACCAGGATCTCACCCAGGAGTTCGATGTCATCTTCCCAGGTGATATCGATCCGACATCCTTCGACGTCAGCGATATCTATCTGAGCGTCGAGGCCATCCTGGGCAATCCCCTCATCCCCGGGCCGCCGCCGAATCTCGAGTACAGCGCGACGGTCGACGGCAACAAGCTGCGCATCCGGGTCACCGGCTGGCCAGCCTAAGGAGCTTCATGCAACTGACAGAACACTTCGCCGATCGTGAACTTGGAGTTGCCGGCGAGATCGATCCTCGGATCTATGCCAATGCGGTCTTCCTGTGCAAGGAAGTCCTCGAACCCATCCACGCCAAGTTCGGCGCCGTCCGGATCCATGACGGTTACCGCGATCCAGGCCACAACGCCCGGGTAGGCGGCAAGACAGCATCCTTCCATCTCTTCGTCGGCGGCGACGCCGCAGCCGACGTGGATGCGCAGGGCACCACGATCCAGATCCTCTTCGATTGGCTGCGCCTGGAGTCAGACCTGCCCTTCGACAAGGTCATCCTCGAGAAGAACGCAGCCGAAGTCCCCGCCTGCGTTCACATCCAGATCGACCGCCTCAACAAACCCCGCCGCCAGGCCTTCATCGGCCACACCGGCAACTCTCTCCGCTATGACCAGGTAGAGGTTCGCTAAGGAGCTGCCATGTCCTTTCTTCCCAGCATCAAGATCACGTTTCCCGACCTGACCAGTAAGACCGCGACCATCGTGATCCTGCTCGGCCTCGACCTGTTGTTCTTTCACTCGGCCATCTCCGGAGCACACGACACCATCACCACCAACCGGCTCTGGGAGTTGTTCGTCGGATCCAACGCAGGTCTGTTGCTGGCGCTCAATGCAGGCAGCAGCCACATGCCTCCTCCGCCCGCGGTCCCCACAGGAATTCTGTAATGTCGGTTCTTCAAACAGCTTGCTTCCTCCGCAACCGGCGCCGCCGGGCGCGCGTCGCTTCAGTATTCACCTTCAGAAACGCTGTCCTCACTGCGGCCGCTTTCGCGCTGGTGTGTCTTGGACTTGCATTCCTATCGGTGCGCAAGGCCGCGACTGGGATGGTCGTAACGGAGCAAGCGCTGAACACGTTTGCCGCGACGGCGACGCGGGAAGTCACCAACAACGGCGATGAAGCCCACCGGGTTCTGCTCGAGGCTGGTCTGACAGCAACTGAGGCGCGCAAGGCCGCGGTGACCCAGCGCAAGTATTGGGAAACCGAAGTCCCCGTCCTCACCGCCAAGTCGGAGTTGACCCTCGATCGGACCAATGAACTTCTGGCGTCGCTCAAGAAGACGTCGGACGGCTTCAACGGTGATGGCACGGACATCACCAAGGAAGTGCTCAACGTCCTCGGCGATCTGCGGCCCGCGCTGCAGAAGAGCACCGAGACTCTCCAGGCGACCGCCGATACGGCCCGCGCCGCCACCAAGGTGATCGGGGATCCTGCGATTCCCTCAGCTTTGAAGCACGTCGACACTGCGACGGGCCACATTGCTGAAGCGTCCGATCACTTTGCCAAGGCTACTGACCACGTTGAGAAAACTATGGTCGATATCCAGGGCGGCGTGCACACCATCGTCCACCCCACCAAGGTCCAGCAGGTTAAGAACTGGATCACATTCAGCCTCGACGTGGCTCAGAAGTTCACCGAGACCCACTTCTACTGGCCCTTCTAGCTTTGGTACTTCGTTTCTCCCATCCACACTCACATCAAGGAGCACACTCATGACTTTCTCTCTGAAACCGTTCAAGTCCATTGGCCATTTCTTCGCAACCGCGATCAAGGCCCTCGCCCAAAAGGGTCCTGCCGAAATCGACAAGCTCGAAGCGACCAAGACCGTTGTCGAAAAGGTCACAACCGCCGCCTCCGCAGTCCTCGGGATCGGCACTGTTGCTACGAGCATCGAAGATCTGGGCTATGCCCTGCTCGGCGAGTTCGCCAAGGTCCTCACCCTGGGTGATGCGGCTGCTCAGGCCAAGTTGGCTGATGCAGGCGTCGACATCGCTGTGATCAACGAAGTGAAGACCTTCGTGAACCAGTCCCAGGCGCTCAGCTCCGCGCTGCCGGCCCTCATCGCAGGCAAGTAAGCACACGTTCCAACCGGAGGGGCGGCCGCACTGGCCGCCCTTTCTTCCGTGACACTCGGAGACCTCATGCTTTATCCCGGCGACATCCGCACCTTCCTGCTTTCCCTTTCGCATACCGACGGATCCGCCCCTACCGTCACCACTGCCCCGCTGATCACGGTGATTCGTCTCATCGACGGCGTGTCGGTGACGACTGCTCAGGCAATGGTGCTGGTGACCGGAACCTCGCTCGTCTATGCCTATCCCTGGAACACCGCCGGGTTGGCAAATGGTGATTACCTGGCCGTGGTCTCCTACGCCGCTGACGGCGCGACCATCAATGGCAGGTTCCTCGAGAACGTGCGCCTAGGCGATACCCGCGTCACCGGACTGGTTGCGCTGGACTCAACCGTCGCTCACGACGCCACGGTGGCTAAGGACGCAACCGTTGCGCACCTGGCGGACCTGGCGACGATCAATCCCAGCACTTCGGCAGCGGTCCTCGCCATCAAGGCCAAGACCGACACATTGCCCACCAACCCCGCCAGTCAGGACTCTCTCCTGGCTCTGACGCAGCTGATCACCGACGTTCACGACGTCTCGCTGGGCACATGGGTGGTGGATAAAACGCAGAACCCGAAGGTCCTGACCTTCCGCCGCCTGGATGGTTCCGTCCTGGCCAACTTCCAGATTACTGAAGACACCAACTCAGCCACCCGCACTGTCCGCTAATGAGTCAGAGCACAGACCTTACGCGTTACTACACCCGCCCTCAGGTCGACGCAAAGCTTGCTGGCCTAATCGGTGGAACCGGCCCTACCGGACCTACCGGTACGGCCGGCGTTACTGGTGCTGCCAGCACAGTTCCTGGACCAACTGGTCCCACCGGATCTGCCAGCACAGTTCCTGGACCCACCGGAGCAACTGGGGCCAACAGCACGGTAGCAGGTCCTACTGGGCCGACGGGTTTGACCGGATCTACTGGAGCAGCCGGCGCCGCGGCGCCGCTCTCCATCGGATTCATCATCAATATCGGCACTGCTGGAACGAATGTGGGGCCAATGCTGCCCGCCACTCGCGTGGCAGGTTTTACTAAATGTGTCGTCACTGTGAAGTTCTCGGATACGGTTACTGCTCTTTCCTTCCGAATCAAGCAGAACGGAACGAGTGTCTTCACAACTAACCCGACCATAGCAGCTGGCACCTCTTCAGGCACTGTGTCCACATTTACAGCGCTCACCTCGAGTCCACTGACCGTTGCTGCGAACGATCTGTTCACCATCGACATCCTGACTGGCACCGCCAACTGGCAATTCACCGCAGTGATGGAGTAATCCGCAAATGGCAGCATCCCTCAGCTATCTCCTCAATGACAGCTCTACCTTCGCTAACTACTTCGCGTGGGCGAGTTCTTTCGCCACAGCATTTATCGCGGCAGGTTCTTGGGTGCAATCACCCGATACTGGCCAGGTGATGTGGTCCGGGTTGAGCATCACAGCCGTGAGCATGTCCGGCACAACGATGACCTGCACCTATTCTTCTCAGACAGGTCTCGCCCTGGCTGTTGGCCGTGCTTTGACCGTCACCGGATGGACGTCCGGCAACGTCGGCAACAACGGCACCTTCGTCATCACCGGCGGAACTCTTACCGCGGGCAGCGGAACCTTCACTGCGACCAATGCTGCAGGAGTCACCGTGGCTTCGGGAGGTACTGGGGTAGTCACCGCCCAGGCGACCGCTCCTGGCACGAACGTGTACTTCTATGAAATCTGGCAGCCAAACGATGGTCTGACGAACTTCTACCTGAAGATGGAGTACGGGAGCTATTCCTCCGGTACCAATGCACCTACCATAGCGGCCACCATCGGGGGAGCCACAAATGGAGCTGGAATCATTGTTGGTCTTGCCACAGGTCGATTCGTTGGTTCAGTGGTCACGAACACCGCTGCTTCTTCCACCATCCCCTATGAGTGCCGATTCTCAGGCGGAGCTGGGTACTTCGGAGCCATGCTATGGAGAGGCATCAACAATGGTCAGTTGGTGTATGTGGAGCGTTCGGTCAACTCTTCGGGTGCCTACACTAGCTCCCATGTGACTCTGGTAGTCATTGGTGCAGCCGCAGGGACTCAAGCATGTTCGGCCAATCAGCAGACGTACACGCTTGGCGGTCTTGGCCCTGCTCCACAGGTGTGTTCATCTTCGAACACGAACAACATCAACTATATTGGCCTGTCCATCCGCAATGCTAACCCCCGAACCTCTCTTGTGTTCAACAACAGCGTGCCATTCGATACATTGGCCCCCGTTGTTGGCTACTACGACTATCCGCTACTTGGACTCGGGGGTACTAACTACCTCAACGTCACTGAAGGCCAAATCCTAGTGACCCCTGTGTATGGAACGAACCACACCTACATCTGCACTCAGGCGTACCCCTTTTCTTTTGCGTTTGTAGGCGCGGGTTCAAGCAGTGCCGGTCAGTCTCTTGCTATGAGGTACGAATAAATGACCGCTAACCTTGTGTACCTCTTGAACGACGCTTCCACGTTCGCCAACTTCTCCCAGTGGGCATCGCAGATTAGCGTCCAGCTTCAGCTCGCCGGATGGATTCAAAGCAACGACACAGGACAAGTCATGTGGACGGGCTTGACCATCAGTGCTGTGACCTGCACCGGAACCACATCAGTCTATACATACGCCTCGCTCACAGGTCTGCCGCTTGCGAATGGTCGTGCCTTGAACATCACAGGCATGGGCAATTCGGTCAACAACGGAACGTTTGTCATCACGTCGTTCACCGGCACGACCTCGGGCACCTTCACCGTGACCAACTCAGCCAGTGGCACTACGGCTTCCGGTCAGTCGGGTGTGGTCACAGCGAACACCGTTGTTCCTGCCACCAACGCCACGGTTTATGAAATCTGGCAACCCAATGACTCGTTGACCAACTTCTTCCTCAAGATACAGTATGGGAACAGTCAGGCCGCGAATGCCCCGGTTCTAGTTGCTCAACTCAGCACCACCACCAATGGGGCTGGGGTACCCACAGGCTACGTTACCTCCCAATTTGTAGCGTGTGTGGGCGCACCCACCGCCCAGAGTGCCACGGTGCCCTGGGAGTGCCGCTTCTCTGGAGGACCCAGCTACTTCGGGGCTCTGATGTGGAGAGGAGTAAACACCGGTCAGTTGGTGTACATCGAACGCAGCGTGAACTCCAGCGGTGTCTACACCAACACGCACGTCACCTTGGTGGTCATCGGGGACACTAACGGAGGCGGAGTCGTCACGGTTGCTAACCAGCAGACTCTGTACCTACAGAGCGGACTCGGGGCTTGCCCTGTAGTGTGCTCATCCACGAACTCAAACGCTTACGGCGGTTTGACTATCTCTGTGCCTAACCCTACCTCCAGAGGCAACCAAGCCTTCAACGGCACCGTGCCTGTGGACTTCATCTCTCCAGTGGTTGGGCTCCTCGATTACCCCCTTTATGGATTGGCGGGGACGAACTATCTGGCGGTGTCAGAAGGTCAGATTCTAACGGTATCGGTGTACGGCTCTAACCACACCTACTTCGCCACTCAGGCTACACCTTTCTCTCAAGCGTTTCAGGGTTCAAGTGCCGCAGGTAACGCCCTCCTCATGAGGTACGAATAATGCCCCTGATGGCGCCCACGCCCATTGCGATGGCGAATCGTGGTAACACGGTCACCAACAGCAACACCGTTGCGGCTACGACACTCACCATGTCTATCGCCAACAACAGTGTGGGTGTGAACGGGGGCAACTCCGTGGGCGGAAATGTATTGATGGTAGCGGCTATCGCTATCTACACGGCCAGTGTGACGGTCTCCTCCATCACCCCCGGAGCGAACCTCTTCACCGGATGGAC